GCAATTGAACAGGGTATTAAACAATGAGGATATCGTCAAGATATTCCACAATGCAAAGTTTGATTACAAGTTCATTAAGCACTATCTTAAGATAGATACTGTAAACATTCATGATACATACCTATGCGAAAAGATTTTACACTGTGGGAAAACTGATTACGGATTTGGACTGGCTAAGCTTGTCAAGAGGTATCTTGATAAAGAGTTAGATAAGTCTGTGCGTAATAGGTTCACTCAAACATCTTCAACACCATTTACTGATGAACAGATTATCTATGGTGCTAAGGACGTTGAATATCTAATAGACATTTACTTTCAACAAGTAGATCTATTAAAGCTTCAGACTCTAACCAATGTAGCTAAGCTAGAGAATCAAGCTGTTGTTGTATTCTCTGAGATTGAGTACAATGGATTAGAGATTGACACCATTCAATGGAAGAAACTAGCTGATAGGAATAAGCAAGAAAGTTTCCTTTTAGGGAAACAATTAGACACGAGTCTTTTATCCTATTCAGAGTTCGAAATATACAGAGCGAAGAAACAGCTAGACTTATTCTTAGATGAGTCAGAGTTAAAGGATTCAACAGTTAACTGGGATAGCCCAAGCCAAGTGCTTAAGATATTCCAGACTCTATTCCCTAAGATTGAGGATGTAAATGGTAAGAAGCTAGCTCCTTATCGTTACAAGCATCCATTGATTGATGAGTATATCAAGTACAAGGAGAAGAGTAAACTAGCATCAGCATTCGGGACAAACTTTAACAGCTATATTAGTTGTGATGGTAAGGTGCATACTAACTTTCAACAGATACTAGACACAGGTCGTGTGTCATCTAGTGAACCTAATATGCAGCAGATACCAGCAACTAATGAGTATCGTAATTGCTTTGTATGTCCAACAGGATGGGTGTTTGTATCCTCTGACTATAGCTCACAGGAGTTGAATGTAATTGCTTACGGTTCTGGAGATCCAGTCTTCCTCAAGTCACTACGTAATAACGAAGACTTACACTCTGTATGTGCTGAGTTAGTATTCGGACCAGTGTGGAAGAATGCAGCAGAGCATGACTGTGCTTACTATCAGTATACACAGAAGTGTGAATGCAAGGAACACAAGAAGCTTAGGACACAGGTTAAGACAATCAACTTCGGATTGGCTTATGGAATGGGGCCTAAGAAGTTATCTGAGACTATTAACTGTTCAATGACTGAAGCAAAGGAATTGATTGATAAGTATTTCAAAGCTTTCCCTGCTATTAAAAGATTCCTTGAGGATCAGGGTGAGTTTGGAAAGAGGTACGGGTTTGTTACTACGTTCTTCCCATTTTATAGGAAGAGATGGTTCGATACCTGGACCCCAAAAATGTACGGAGATAGAGACAGCTTTATGGAGCTTGGATCTATTGAGAGAGCATCTAAGAATACCCCAATTCAGGGTAGTTCAGCAGATATGACTAAGTTAGCACTTGTTTATCTTTACAAGCGAATCAAGAAGCATAACTATCCTGTTAAGATAGTAATGACTGTTCATGATCAGATAGATACCATTTGCCCTGAGTATTTTGCAGAGGAATGGAAAGTCTATATGACCGAAGAGATGGAGAATGCTGCTAATAAAATCATACGTAACGGACTACTAAAAGCAGAAACATCAATAACTAAAGTATGGAGTAAGTAACATGACACAACAAGAGCAAATCAAAGTACTTAACCTACTGATGTGGTTACAAGTATCAGTGTATGCGTCAGATGAATGTGAGCCAATCAAATGGTTCTTCAATCATAAGACTAAGCAATCACTGAAACAAGCTGTTGATGCTATTAATAAGGAGCATGGTAATACTATTAAAGCTATATGGGATGCAGATGGAGTTCAAATGCCTTTGGTAACAGAGGTAATGGACAAGTTTGCTAAACTAGTAGCTGATTTAGATTACTATAAACTCCCTGATATTGTCTTACTGCTACAACTATACAACGAGGGTAAACTAGACACATTATTAAATCAAAAACTACAAGAACATGAGTAATTATCCGTTAGGGGCAGAGCATGACCCAAGAGCTCCCTGGAATGATAAAGGGATTAGTGGTATGTGTGTAAATTGTGATATTGACCAGCTAAAAGAGATTGCTAGAGATAGTGCTGATGAGAGAGCATACGAGTGGAATAAGTATAAGTCTAAGGATGAAGACGAAGCCACTCAAGATGATTTCTATGATGAATGTCTTGAAAAGACTCTCAGTGAAGCTAGTGAATGTAGACAATGCTATTTTGAAAACTATGACGATTGGAGGGAAGAAGTATGATAGTAGATTCAAACAAAATAGTAAAGCATTTGATTAACAAGATGTTTGAGTATGCTCATATACCACAGACTTACGATGATATAAAAGATCGTAAAGATGAGTGGTATCAAGAGTATACAATGACTCAAGCACAATCAAATGCATTCAAGGATTATGCTATTCGTTATCTAAAGAGAGAACTTAAGTCAAGCTATTACAAGGCTGACACAGAGTATCAATGGTTTGATCTCATGTGGGGACTTAAGATTTCAGATTTAGATAAGAATGATACCTTTGAAGATTTAGAAGAGTAATTACAATGTGTTGTTCCCTTGAGAAAGGATGGATGAGTGCGGTTCCTTTGGTTCTAAAACTCACAACACAGAGGGGTTCTCTCCCTCAAACATAGTCAGGTGGCGAAATTGGTAGACGCATTGAGGAATCTAAACTTGGTAACATTTGTTAGATTTAATAGTAATCCTCCTTCCTTACAGGTTCGAATCCTGTCCTGACTGCAAACATTTAAATAAATCAATATGGGATTCTTTACAAATATTGTTAGTGCGACAATCAAAACAGCACTTACGCCAATAGCAATCGTAAAAGATGCAGTAAATATCGCGACAGGCAATGAGGTAGATTCCACTAAGGAACTTTTGCAATCAGCCACAGAAGATGTAGCTGATGCTTTTGACGAATTAGGTGACGGTGAAGTTCTTTAAGGTATAGTCAGGTGGCGGAATGGTAGACGCTATACGTAGGTAACAACCGTTAATAAAGAGGGCGTGTTATCGTACAGGTTCGATTCCTGTCCTGACTACAGAAGGTGTCAACCCGAAACATTGAAAGAAAAAGTTGATGACGGCTCGGAAAGACGAGCAACATGGTCATATGGCAGAGTGGCTTAATGCTGAGCATACATAGAGTGGATGGGTGGTTTGTATGGAACCGACATTGTACCCATTTGCCCACAGGTTCGACTCCTGTTGTGACTACAAATGCCCCCATAGCTCAGTTGGATAGAGCAACAGATTTCTAATCTGTGGGCCTCAGGTTCGAATCCTGATGGGGGTACTAATCAAATTTAATTAACTATGTTTACTTTATTAGCTACAGTAGTGGGCTGCTTGATAGCACATGCCCTTTATGATCTTTACAAACAAACTAAAAACAATTCTAATTATTAACTATGGAAGAACTAACTCTAGAACAAGAGATAGAAGTTATTGCCCTACGTGTAGAACGTAGAAGACTTCTAGCAGAAGAGCCAACAGATGACCCAGGAATGAAATCAAATCTAAAGAGACGTATTTGTGTCAGTGGAAGGCTTTTCGAATTAACACGTAATCCAATCTATATTCACTTTTAAATTTTAATCAAATGTTAGTAGCAAGTATTTTATCAGTAGGTGCACTAGTTGCATTTTTCTTTTATCACAGGTACATAATCACAAAGCTTGAGTATTCGTTGCTGAATATCGAAGCTGAACTTGATTATATGGAAGATGTAATGCAAACTGTGAGACTCCACATTGCTGAGATAGAGGTTAACCAGATTCGTAGAAGCAAGACGGTTCCTGCTAAGATGTCTGGTAAAAAGCGTGGCCGTCCTGTTAATCCTAACAGTGTTCGTCAGAAGAAACTGAAGGGAGGTAAGTAATGGAGAATGACGATGAGGTATCAGAAGCTCTGCTAAAAATAGTAGAGCTGAAGACTGGTATTCCCAGAGCAGAAATCTTTGAGAGTAATCGTAAGAGAAAGTTTGTAATGGCTCGTTGTCTTTACGTCAATCTAATGCACATCTTCACAGACTTGTCTGAGACAGAGATAAGCAAGAAGATTGAAAAGGACAGAGCTACTGTGTATCACATGTATAAGGTTCATGATGACCTTATATCTGTTGATAAGAACTACATTAAAATGTTTGAGGAATGCTCAGACAAGTATGTAGCTATGGTGTGTACTGCTAAGTACATGCTTATAGATCCTGCTATCCTTATGGAGAGGGTAAGAAGAGCTGAGCTAGAGATTAAAGAGCTCAAAGATTTATTAACTATGAGATTATCTATTCAATCTAATGACGAACTTGTTACAGGTTAAAGACACAGAACAACGTACAGCTTTAAGGTCATGGGCCAAAGCAGGGTATAGAGGTTCTGTTATTGCAGGTACAGGCTTCGGTAAGAGTAGAGTTGGAATCATGGCAGTCGGAGAGCTTCTTCGAAGGAATGAGGGTAAGGGACTAGTATTAGTCCCAACCAATCAGCTTCAAGATCAGTTCAAAGATGAGTTTGGGAAGTGGGGTTATGACGATGTACTTGATAGGGTAGATATTCTATGCTATCAGTCAGCATGTAAATTATCTGGGGAGACTTATACAGTAACCGTAGCAGATGAGGTACATCTTGGGCTCAGTCCTATCTATCGTACAATCTTCACTGACAACACTCATAAGATGCTGCTATGCATGACTGCTACTCTGCCAGAGGAACCTGATTATCGTACTCTCTTAGTTAACCTTGCTCCCCCAGTCTATACAATAACTCTTGACGAGTGTGTGGCCAAAGGATTGGTTGCCCCTTACAAGATTAATTGTATAGCTGTGGAGCTAACTGACGAAGAGAGGAAGGACTACAAGACAGCTAATAACATGTTTGTACACTATAAGTACAAGCTTGGACAGTTTGATTCCTTTAACAGGGCTAATCAAATCTTAGCTAATCCTTCGACTTCTAGTCCTGAGGATAAGAAGAATGCTGCTATGTTCTACAAGGCTATCAGAGATCGTAAAGAGATAGTCCAAAAGGCTCATAACAAAATTCTTTATACTGCTCAGATAGCTAAAGCTTTTCCTGATAAGAAGATACTAACCTTCGGGGGTAGTAATGAGTTTACTGATTCTATGCACGAGGCAATTGCAAATGAAGGCATCCCTGCAGCTAGATATCATTCTAAACTCAAGAAGAAGGAAAAGGATGCAGCTCTCAAGGACTTTAAAGACAGTACTGTAAAGGTGCTGTGCTCTACAAAGGCCTTGAATCAAGGGTTTGATGTGCATGATGCTAACCTTGGTATTATCTGTGGCCTTGACTCAAAGGCACTGCAGATGATTCAAAGGGTCGGTCGTCTTCTCAGATTGTCTGATAAAGACAAGGTGGGTGAGGTGATTATTCTCTATGTGAAGGACAGTCAAGAGGAAAAATGGCTGCAAAATGCCATCAAAAATTTATCTAACATCAGTTGGATTGATGGAATTTCTTCTTATATTTGAAAACGATTCAGTATAGACAGTATAACAGAAATCTTTATGATCATAGAACTTGATACTGAAAGGCTTGCTAATCTTGGGGTTTCCCCGAATGAGTATGTTTACTTGCTACTGCTGAGTCGTAAAGAAATTGATCCTAGTTTAAAGTTAAATGTTGATTTAGAGTTATTGCAAACCAATGGGTGGATCAAAATCGGGGAGGATGACGATGTTACATTAAGGGATAAGTTTGATAGTTCTACTATCTCAGACTTCGATCAGATGTGGCATGGTCTCCTCTCCCGATTCCCCCTAAAGGTTATCAATCAAGGGACAGTGAGAATGCTAAGGGCTAAAGATCCTGACTCTAAAGCTAATTCCAAATCCAAGGCTAAGTACAAGAAGATTGTGGGAACTGATAAGGAGAAGCACGATAGGATTATCGAGTGCCTTAACAGGGAACTAGACTTTCGTAGGAAAGGTAATGGCCTAGGCTATATGCAGATGCTTGACACATGGATTAATAATCACAGTTGGGAAAAGTACACAGACACAAATGACACAACAGAGCCTGAATCAAACACAGGACGAATCACAAGATCACTCTAACAACTTAGACGAGACTTTAAAAGAGTTTCGTCACATTTCAAAATCAGTAGACAAATCAATCGAAGAGATCAAGCTTGCTAAGCTTGGTAATAGGATTGTCTTCCCTACTGGATGGGATAGGTTGAATAAGAATCTTCTTGGGGGTTTGCAGCCTGGGAAAATGTATGTAATTGCTGGGAGACCAGGTGTAGGGAAATCAGCTTTCTCTAACCAATTGGTCTTCGATCTTCTAGACAAGAACAAGGACAAGAAAATGATTCTCCTTTATTGGAGTTTCGAGATGCCAGACTATCAACAGATTATGAGGGCAGCAGCTAACGATGTTAAGCTGCAGTTCTCAGAGCTGTATAGTATCGAGTCCCCAATCTCTGACGAGAAGGTCAACGACTATGAGAAGGCAGTAGATAAGTATCGTAAGTACCCGATATTCTTCTGCTCTATTCCTCAGAACATGGTTAAGATTAAAGAGGTGAACAACAGGGTGAATTTAAAATTCCCAAACCACACAATAATCAACCTCTTCGACCACTCTAGACTTATTCTAGGGTCTGAGGATACAGAACTACAGAAGCTTAATCAGATATCTAAAACTTGTATGTGGCTGCAGGCTAGACTTGGGGTAATCAATATCCTATTGTCTCAGCTAAACAGGAACATCGAGCAAGAGTATCGTGCTAAGCAGCAGTATCAGCCACAGCTAACTGACCTATTCGGGGGTGACTCAATAGGCCAGGATGCTCACGTGGTTATGATGCTTCAACGTCCATATGATTTATACGGGATAACAGATGCATACTGTGGTGAGAACCCAGTAGGCTTGCTTGCATGCCACGTAGAAAAGAATAGGGATGGCCAGCTAGGCATGATTCCTTACGAATCAGATCTGTCTACCTTCTCGATTAAAGAGAGACCAAAAAAGTAAATTATTATTAACTATGGAATTAGTATTGCCAACAGAGAAAGTACCAGTTGGAAGGAAAAGCCCACGACATATGATTATGTACGGGCCCCCAAAGATTGGTAAGACTACTGCAATTGCTAAGCTTGATGGGTGTTTAATCATAGACCTGGAACAAGGATCTGACATGGTTGAAGCACTAAAGATCAAGGTAGCAAATCTTGCAGAGTTATCACAGGTAGGTAAAGCCATCATGCAGGCTAAGAAACCCTACAAGTACATAGCCATTGACACTATAACTCAGCTCGAGGTATGGTGTGAGTCAGAGGCTAAAGAATTGTACAGACAAACACCAATGGGTAAGAACTTCGATGCAGATAACAAAGGGTTATCAGTATTGTCTCTTCCTCAGGGTGCAGGCTATCTGTATTTGAGAATGGCTATTAAGAAATGGATGGACAGATTGGAGATGCTCTCTGATCATATCATCTATATCGGCCACCTCAAGGATAAGATGCTTGAGAAGAAAGGTAAGGAGGTGTCTGCTAAAGATCTCGACTTGACTGGTAAGATTAGAAACATTGCTTGCTCTAACTCGGATGCCATAGGCTACGTTTATAGAGATGGAAACAAGACAATGATTTCATTCGATTCTAGTGAAGAGATCACTGCAGGCTCTCGTTGTGAGCATTTAAAGGGTCAAGTTATGGAACTTGATTGGAGTAAAATTTATATTGACTAAACACATTAAATCAAATGGCAATCGAAGCTACAGTTGCACAAGAAGTTGCAACACAACCTACCACCGTAATTACGGTGTCATCAGTTCTTGGGGATTTGAATAACGGCATGGACAGAAATGCTATTGCTAGGAAGTATGGTCTATCTGCTGCAGAAATTGCAGAGGTATTCAAGCACCCAAAGCTCAAAGGTCTACGTGCTCGTCGTAAGATTACACGTATCTCTATTGTAGATGACACAGTAGAAAACCCAGTAACTATTCCTACAGTTCCTCAAACTGGAATTAGATTAACAGATAGTGAGGTGGTTACAAATCCTAACCAACTTGATCTGCTTGACTTGATTGTTGATGCAGAAGCATCAATCTGAGAGGGAAGGGACATAGTTTACAAAATGTTTTACCGTTAAAAATTATTAAAATGGCTATTCAATCGAATAATTCAGAAGAAGTTGTAGCAGGTGGTGGCATAACCCTATATACAGGTATTGCCCCAGTATCAGTAGTTGCAGTTAATCCTAGCTTAGATGAGCTATCAGATTTAGGTATTAATCTCAGAAACGAACCAGAGTATAAGGTGACTCTTAACGAGGAGGACTATAATAAGCTGGTATTCTGGCTTAAGTCTGACGTTCCTGGTCTGTCTTTTACTACTAGATTCGAGATTCTTATGCAGTCTAAGCACCGTGCATCTAAGGATGGAAGCAAGTTTATGTGGGCTAACAACATTGGTCAGACTACATGGAGTGCAGATGTCCCTGCATATGACTGGTGGAAAAATAAAGATAAAACCAGAAAAGCTTATGTTGGTGAGGATACTTTGATTAACTTTACCAAGGCTTGGGCTAACGTGGCAGCAGGTGGAGAGGTATCATTTGATACTATCGATGCTATTGCTGAGGGAGATGTAAGAGAGTTGCAAGAGTATGTTAATGTACTCAGTGCTAACAAATTACGTGTCCTTGTAGGTGTTAAAGATGGCAAGTATCAGGCTGTCTACAACCGTCACTTTGGTCGTCTTAAGCCAATGAGAGATGATATGTTTATCAAGGCTTTGAATGAGGACTATGGTTCTTTCAATGCTGAGTATAACAAGGATCTCAAACTGCAGGTTTATTCCCCAACTATGATTGTGGCTGACCCTGTAGCAGTTCCAGCAGGTGATTCTGCTGATGCTTGGGATGTTTAAGTTGTTTAGTGTGTGTGTATATTGTTATTGATTAAGAGTGAGAATGGGGGGCGACGGCTCCCCATTTTCTATTTTTGTAACTATGATTCAGATAAGGAACAGCGATGCTTACTTGGATAAAGATTCTGTTCTTTGTAAAATTTCAGAGTACGATATCTTCAAGTTCTATTGTCACAGTTTTAAGAAGAATGGTGACAAGTTTTGTAGTGAGCTCAGACAAGATAGATCCCCAACTTGCTCGATAATCCAGTACAATGGTAAGCTATTGTATAAGGATTTCGGTAATGGGGAGAGCCATGATTGTTTTAGTTACGTGCAACGTAAGTATAATCTGACATTTATAGAAGCACTCAAGGTAATAGATGCTGACTTTGGGCTAGGACTCCACACAGGGACTATGACCAAGGCTGAGATGGCTATTACCTATGGGGATCAAGTTATTGAGGAGAAAAGGCCCACTATGATTACTAAACGTAGTAGAAGGTGGACTGAAGAAGATGTTAAATTCTGGGGAAAGTTTGGGATAGACTTAGAGTTATTGACTAAATTTGCTGTAGAGCCGATCGATTACTTTTGGATCAATGAGGTTCGGTATAGCTGCCACACTCTGGCTTATGCATATAATATCAACGGGAGATATAAGATCTACAGGCCGTTGGAAACAGAGGGTAAGTGGTTCAGTAATACTACTAAAAATGATATCCAAGGCTATGGCCAATTGAAAGACAGTGGAGACATTGTCTTTCTTGCTTCATCACTAAAGGATGTTATGACTTTGAATGCTCTGGGATTCGAGGGAGTAGCAATGCAGAGTGAGATGCAGATGCCTAGTCAGAAGTTTATTGATCATCTCAAGACGAGATTTAACTTAGTGGTTGTGCTGTATGATAATGACTTTAATTCTGATACAAATCCAGGCCAGACTATGGCTAACAAAATTTGTAATACGTATCAGTTAATCAATGTCATTATACCAGCCCATTATAAATCTAAGGATATATCAGATCTTGTTAGAGATCATGGAAAAGATTGTGCACAGAGAATAATTAACATTCAACTACCTTAAATGACTGATTCTAAATACTATACAGACCCAGAGGTTAGAGAAAGAATTGACACTATACTAAAAAATTGTGCAAATCTGTTCAGCAACCTTGGTACTTACACTACTTTTGATGTACAAGACATCAGAATTGCAAAACAACTAGAACGACAATGGCTAAACGAAATACAAGAACTCGATCCAATACTGTTCGAAAAGCTGGTCCCAAGAAAGGAAGCCGAGGAAAAATAAAAGCTACTCAAAAAGTAGTTGACGGCATACAGTTTAAGTCAATGTTGGAGGTGTTCACGTATCGTAAGCTATTAGAGTATGAGTTAAGATTTGAGTACGAACAACGTAAGTTCGTCATTATGCAAGGGTTTGATTACCCTCAGTGTTCTTGGGAGACTCTACCTAGTGGGGATTTTAAAGATAAAGGGAACGGAAAAGTTCGTGATATCACATACACCCCAGACTTTGTAGGGTATGATTCTAAAGGAAAACTTAAATGGGTAATCGAGTGTAAAGGTTTTGCTAACGAAAGGTTCCCTAATACGTGGAAGCTATTCAAGCAGACTTTGATACGAGAAGGAACAGTAATCCCACTGTATCTCCCTAAAAATCAGAAGCAGGTCTTAGAGACAATCGAAAAGATACTAGCTTTATAATCAACAATTTAACTAACTAAAGGTCTGGAGAAATCTAGGCCTTTTTTATTTTATCCTAATGAGTATTAAAACTATTGAAGACAACTACATTGGGATGGACAAGGGTGTGGCTAAGAGGATTAATAAGGGAGCTGAGAAGCTTGTCTTTGATATCTTGCAGGCTACTCAGTATTCCACCCCTATCCCTTCAACCGTCAGAGAGCTGGTAACAAATGCCTGCGATGCTCAACGAGAGAAGGAGATTGCTATTGAGATTCTTACTGGGGTTAAACAAGCATCAGACTACTACATAACCAGAGATGGGGAGCAGTATTCTGATTCTAACTTTGACCCTAGTTACTATTCTATCTCTAACCTTGATATTGTACGTAACCATATTGAGATAACTTATCAGCACAACGATGGCATTGGCTATTGTGATAAGCTATCTATCAAAGATTATGGCGTAGGTATCGGGGCTAAGAGACTAGAAGGTATCCTTGAGCTAGGCTATTCTACTAAACGTAACACAAGTCAGAACTTCGGTGCTTTCGGCTTGGGTGCTAAGGTAGCACTGTCAACTGGTGTAGACTTCTACACTATCGAGACGGTGTACAATGGCAAGAGATTCAAGGCTAATTGTTTTAACTATAAGACTGACTTTATCATCCCGAAGTTCAATCTTACGACAGGCCAGATTAACCCATCGATTACTTTGTCTGATGGATCTGTAGTATATTATGAGGATACTACTGATCTTAACTGGACTGAGGTAAGTCTTGGTGTTAAGTCCCACAACTCAGCTAGATTCAATGAGGCTATAGAAGAGCAGCTCAACTATCTTGATAATGTGCGTTTCTATGCAGTGATGAATGGTCACAAGATGGAGCAGAAGATTAAGAGTGAGATCATCTATAACTCTAAGAACCTGATTGTCTCTACTAATAACTATTTAAGAAAGCCTCACATTGTTATTGTAAAGGAAGAGGGAGCTGAGACGGGTATTAACTATGGCTATGTAGACTTTAGAGAGTTAGAGATGCAGGATCTGTATGGTCCTGTAGGCTTGAAGTGCCCAATTAAACAATCTTACATCGATGATGAAGGGCAAGAGGTAATCATTCAGGATGGTGTCGAGGTAACTCCATCACGAGAGAAGGTTATTTGGAGTGATTCGACTAAGGCTTTCATTCAGAAGCTTATCGATGCAGCTGCAGATGAGGTAACAGAACTCGTGGAGAAAGAGTTGTTAGAGACAGACTTCCTTAAGTGGTTAGATACTTGCAGACAAATCACTGGTGGTAAGACAGGAAATAAATACTCAGATAATCCAAGTGAAAGAACCCTTGCAATACTATCAAACATCATTGATACTAAGTCCATCAAGCCTAAGTATTCTCCTGATACGACTATTAAATTTACTAGTATTCCATCAACTCTTAATGGTTTTAGCGTAAAAGCTCATACTCAAAAGATTGATCATCTTAGAATTACTGGTGATGTACGTGTGCAGGTTGAGTATGTAAGTAATAAGATAGACCACTGGGATCAGATTGGGGATAAGAAAGTATTCTATCGTATAGGTAATGCTAATAAGTATAAGGATTTCTATTTGTATCAGAAGTATGGTCCATTTGTAACTATTAAGAAGACTAACCTTAGTTACTTGCAGGATCATATGGATAGTCCTGGTATACCTGATACAGATATAACTTATTACCAAGCAGAGTATACTAAGAAAAAATCTAATCAAGATTTGATAGAGCCATTGATCAAAGCATCAGAACTTTATGAGAGTTATGATGACATTGTTCTTCCTGACGATATCAAAGAGCAGTATGATGGGGCTGAGGCTAGTGCTTCGATTGTTAGTACTGGAAATCTAACTCCAGAGGAGAGACGTAAACTTAACTCTCAGATTGTAGGCTACACTCTTCGTCCTGATGATCATAGAACTGCTGGTAATTCTTACAAAGATTTTGTATGGGATAAGGTGGAGCCAACTCTACGTACAGTTATTAATAGTACAATTCCTACTTACTATGGTACTGACGAAGATGCTGATAAGCTGAAGATGGCTGCTGCTATTCTAAAGAGTTTTAATATGAAGTTTAGTACTGGGATTAAGAATCATTATTCTTGGGTTCCTCACGGCAGTTCAAATGATACTTTATATTACTTTGATTGTCTTGCTACTAGATTTACTGATCGTAATGGTTACTTTTCAGTCAAACCAAATGTAGATTACAGTGAGCAAACTCAGTTGCTAAAGCTTAGTGAGTCTAATGTTAAACATGTAAGAGACTTGGCTAATTACAAACACATTGATGAGTTCTTTAGAACTGTAGATGCTGAGGGTAATTATACTTGTCATCCAGCTGTTAACATGCTTGCTAATCATATGTGGGCTAAGCAGTTCCCAATTTGGGAAAGTTTTAGTGTTTACAATGATTGCTTTAATCTTGATTTTATTGATGAGAAGTATCATGAGATATACAAGTATCTTCTAAACATTTATACTAAGTTTGATTCTATTGTATTCTACAAAACACCAGGAGAAGAGCTACTTATAGATCTAAAGAGTGATCTTACTAATCTTACTGCTTTTGAATTGTTTTCTGCAGCTGACATATCTGATGATATGAGAGCTGAGTTATCTGCTAAGTTCTTTGTTCTATCTGATATCCCAGGAGTAAAAGTCTTGGATTATAAATTTATGGAGGTTATAAGATTTGCTGATGAGTTTGCAAAAGACACTAAGCATTTACTTCCACGTGTAAGCTCTTACAATATATCAGAGACTAATGAACAGATAACAATCTATCTGAAAGCCTTACAGGTGTTGGAAATTCCTATCCCTGAGCTCAATTAATTTCGTATCTTTATAGTAAATAATTAAACATGATTTATATCAATGTAATTGACGATAGGATCTGCGGATCCTATGGAGACACTCCGTTCTCTGTTCAGCATAGCCCTGAACTGTATGAGAAGCTGAGTAAACTTGCTGAACTTGCTAACGATGCCTCTACTATTGAGGAGTATCGTAAGTTTCTTGATGAGTTTGGATTGAACACACAAGAAGATTACACTAAACTTATCCAAGATAAGTGTGAGTTTATCTTCGTAAACAGAGCTACTGGTGAGTTCTTTCTGAAGCATGGGGAGACTGTCTCTACTATCCCAATGCCTGAGGCTTTGGTAGAAAGAATCTATGAATCTATTGACAAAGGGATTGACTTCAATCCACTTGTTAAGATGTGGACTAGATGGCTTCGTAACCCTATCCTCAGAAAGAAGATGAAGGATGGAAGAGGTAGAGAATTCTCTGAGAGATTCTTCAACTTTGTAAATCTTAAGTATGTACACCCTGTACTATTTAAGAAATATACAGAAGAGATGGGTTTCTCTGATGAGAAGGCTATCGATGCTGCTACTATGTATCAGATGAAGATTACTAAAGAGGGTCTCTTGAATGGTTACAAAGTATCCAAAGAGATTCTACATAAGTATGATCCTGAGACTGGTGAGGTTCATGACCGTTACAAGAGAACTTTCAATGTAGACACTGGTGAGATTGAGTCAGAAGGATTGCCAGAGTTTGTAGAAGACAGATTGTTTGAGCCAGCAGTTATGGGGAGTGGCGGTGATGCATTCTATTGTGAGGGAGCTAATGGCTATGGAACCCCAGGCCACTTCATCAAGGTAGGTTGTGTTCATCGTCTTGATTCTTGGGATAAGGTAAACACAGACGATCATCTATCTTGTGTTCCAGGTTTGCACTTTGGTGGTCTGAAGTATATCTCTGGATACGGTGGTGAGATTCACAATGTGTTTGTTGACCCAATGCACATCGGTGCAGTTCCAGATGATTCAACAGGTGCTATTCGATGCTTGCAGTACTTCGTTCACTCAAGCTTGGCTGGAGTTAATGGCTCTATCTATCACTCTTCTACTTATGCAGCTATGACAGATGCTGAGTGGGATAAGATGAGAGAGGAGGCTGTTGCTTTGTCAATAGAGAAAGCAAAGAAACTTAAAGAAGAGCAAGACGAACTAAATTCATTATAAGCTATGATCGACCCTATAGACACAGAAGGACAAGAGAGTACGATTTGTCTAATTGACGGGGATAGCTTATTATATTACGAGATGGATAAGCCTACTCTAGAGCAAGCCTTAAGTGGTATTGACTCTAGAGTAGAGACTATCCTGACTAATTGTAATGCTAATGCTTACGTTGGTTTTCTAACTGGGAAGAGTGGATATAGGTATCAAGTCTCCCCAACTTATAAAGCTAATCGTAAGTATCGTCCCAAACCAATTATCTTCTATGCACTCAGAGAGTACTTGAAGCAGAGGTATACGTTCAAAGAGTTCGATGGATTAGAGGCTGATGATCTTGTTGCTTACTATGGAGTAAACAACAATGATTGGAAGGTTGTAATCTGTTCTCCCGATAAGGATGTACTGCATCAGTGCATAGGCAAGCATTTTAATTATCAAAAAGTAGAGTTTGTGACAACTAGTGAAACAGATGCAGAGAAATTTTTATGGAAACAAGTCTTAATGGGGGATAGCACGGATAATATCCAAGGCATCCCAGGTGTAGGAATCAAGACAGCAGAGAATTGGCTGAAGGATCGTGAGAAAGAAATCGAAGGGTTTGTGTTGAGAAAATACGTAGAAAAGTTTGGGGTAGTTGAAGGCTTGGAACAGTTCTTCATTAACTTTCGACTGGTGTATCTCCTTAAGACTAAGGATGACATACTAAGAGAAGTTAAACTGGAACTACCTGAATTACAGTCTTTAATATGTATTAACTCTAAACCTGAAGAGAATGAGCCAACAGAATCTGCCCCTGAATCTCCCTCCTGGGAAACCTGGTAAATCCTTTCTAACCATTGTCAATGCTAGAACAGTAAGACTGTCTGGGGATATAAAACAATTCAAGCCAATCTATGATGAATATGAAAGTATTATCAAATTAGAAGGGCAAGAGTTGGATTATCATATCGGACAGGTAATTAGACCTAAGGTAAAAACTCCTTACAAGATTAATGTGATTCATAAGTTAGCTGCAGGAGGAGATCCAAAGAATCCTGCTCAAGCCTATGACTTATCTATTGCAAGGCCAAATTTATCTTCAATCTTTGCTGCCCCTTTGCTTGGGGGTAATAGAGAGTTATTCTTGTGGGATAAGTATTTTGTCAATGCCTTTGTAGAAACACCAGATGACAAAAACATCATTGCAATGCTGTACAGATTTTCAGGGGATGTTTTGTTCTTAAAGTTCGAAGCTGCACTATGTGCATTCAGAACATTTAAGTACAAGATTGACACTGACTCGAGTCATGTACTGTTTGTATTTGAAGTTCCAGAGACATCACAGAGTGCCTACGAGCATTTGATGAATAGTGAGTATTCTAAGATTGATGACTTCTTGAAGTTAAAGATTCTAGATTACCACGGGTTTAATATGGATGGTCAAACAGCTAGAGTTTTATTCAAGTCTCAGATTCTAAGAGCTGAACTTGAAGAGAAGCTAGACTGCACTATTCCTGCAGAGAATGAGCTGCACTCAGCACTTGATATGTCTCAAGAAAGATTTGATCCAGAGTATTATTACACACCTAAATCTATTATAGAAAGAAAATCAAATGTCAAAAGTACTTGAACAATTAGGGGATTGGGCTCCAGTTTATCAGCAAGTAACTGAAGAGCTCGGTCTTGAATACGAAGTGCTCAAGTCAACTTTAAAAGCAGAGAGAACCTCTAGGATTGTTTACCCAAGCAGTCCAGAGGTTCTTCGAGCTTTTGAGCTGACACAACTCAAAGATTTAAAAGCAGTCATCATTGGCCAAGATCCGTATCACAATGGAGCTGCAACAGGTCTAGCCTTCGGGGTTAGAGAAGGGTTTAAGATTAACCCAAGTCTTAGAGTTATTTATAAAGAGCTATGTTTGGAACACGGAGAAGAAGAACTACCTAACTTTGACTTTAGCTTAGAGAGCTGGGCCAAACAAGGTGTACTCCTTCTCAATACAACATTAACTGTGGTAAAAGGTCATCCTAACTCTCATGAAAGTCTGTGGAGAGGCTTTGTAGATAAGATGGTAGGTAAGATGATTCAAGAAAAAGATAATGTTGTATTTCTCTTATGGGGTAAATATGCACAGAACAGATTCGATGCTTTAGTTAAGTCTACGAATATGTACTATGGCAAATCCCATGTGTTAATTACTGCACCACATCCTGCAGCTGAGGTATACGGAAGTATGAAAGCTGGATTTGTTGGCAGTAATTGTTTTATGAAAGCTAATGATAACTTATCAACACCTATTAATTGGATATGACAATAGCACGGCAGTTAAAAATTACGACATTTCCTTTTGATATAAAGAATGAGCAAGGCAAATTAATCTATACTGAATTAAGCAATGGGTATTGGTGCATATGGGAATATGACCAAGATGGGAATGTAATCTATACCAAAGATAGCGATGGATACATCTTAGACAAACGCCCCAAGCCTAAACCCGAACCTGTAAAAAAGCAGACAGCAGTAGAGTGGTATAGAAATACTTTTTTTAAAGCATTGCAAGAAGGTCTTACAATTTCAGAAAGTGAAATTTACAGCCAAGCCAAAGCAATGGAGGAGGAGCAGCATCAAAGGACGTATCACGCAAAATTAAATAAACATTATTTTGATTTTGACCACTACTACAACGAAACATACGGAGGTGACAAATGAAAAACATACACGTATTACCAACAGATAAACGAAGTATTTTATCGGACTGTGTAAATTACAAGCATGTCTACATCACTTCTGATGAACAAATCGAAGACGTAAGACCACACAAAGGTAAGTGGCATTTAGAACAAGGGCAAATTTTAAATAAATTCCCTACCTATTTAACTGATTTGTCAGAATGTAAATTAGTAATAATGACAACAGACCAAGACTTAATTGCTGATGGTATACAAGCTATTGATCATGAGTTCCTTGAATGGTTTGTAGAGAATCCAAGTTGTGAGGAGGTTGAGGTTGAATTGCAAATAAAATCAGTTCAGCTACCTCAAAAACAATTATCTAAAAATAGTTATGATTTATCATTTAGATGGATAGATGTAACTTATTACAAAATCATCATTCCACAAGAAGAACCTAAACAAGAAACACTTGAAGAGGCTGCTAAAAAGTATAGACTTTCAACTGTTAACAAAATGGGTATTGAAGAAGTAGCATTTATAACAGGTGCTAAATCAGAAGCGGCAAGAGATTATTGGTTTGAACAATTTAAAAAGAACGGAGGTGACGAATGACAACAGAAAGAATTAAGGAAATCCAAAAAGAAACAGCCTACCCAAATAGTATAAGTGTTCAACAGGCTTTATTGAAAGTGTGGAATGAGTGTGAACAGGAATACAAATACAAAGGAGGTGACAAATGAAAGAACCAAGTAACTTATTAGCATCAGTAATCATGGATCTGAAGATCCGTGAAGAAAGAGGATTAGCAACATACGGTACAACTATGGATAGGAAGGACCTATCTAAACAAGAGTGGCTACAACATGCCTATGAAGAAGCTCTTGACTTAGCTCTGTACTTAAAGAAGTTAATGGAGGAGAATGATAAGCTCAAAATGAAAGAGCAAGAGCAATAAGAAAGGGGCGAAAGCCCCTTTTTTAAAGCCTTGTTATACAGTTCCTGGAGGAGCAATAAAGAACTTGAGTGCATCCTCAGGATTAGTTGTCTTGTCAATACCTCTGAGGATTGGAGCTATGTCCCTAACTAATTTAGTTAGTTTCAAATCTCCTTTCTCATATGCTCCAGTTTTTCTTTCATAGTATATTCCATCTTCATCTCTGAATCCTATTCTGTATGGCAGCTCTTTGGTGAATAGGTGGTTAACCAATTCAAGTGAGTTGATTACAGGTTTTGACAGAGCTGTAGGTGATGCAGCAAATCTGTAGAATTCCATAGGGTTATAGAACTGGCTTAATTCTGACTTTATTCGAAGAGCCTGATAAGCTGCAAATGCTGCTGCATAATCATCATCGTCATCGTCCTCCATCATTCCAGCAAGTATTCCCCCAATAGCCGTCATGGTTACAAGCATTCCTAATTCCACAAATGTTCTTTTAGCATTTGCTTTTTCCATTGGAGTAAGTACTTGGAATGTGCTTCCAAACTTTAGTCCTGACTTTACTGACTCCGTAGTATATCTTAAGAAGCTAGTATACATACCTTCTGAGATCCCCTCAACTTCACTGTCTATGTGTATACCATCTCCATATCCAAACCTACGTCTTAAACCTGGTTGGAAATATCTACGGTACATCAATAGAGCTTTACCATACCATCTTCTATTAATGATTGGATCATCTATAGCAGTCTTAATCTGGTTAGTCTTCTTATACAATCCAGATATTTTGTTAATCATCTGGATAGGCTTGAAGTTAGCTACCCTAGGATCAATCTTCCATTTCCCTTTATCATCCTTATTAAATACATCATAAAGGTTAGCTTCAGATCCATCTGCATTTTTGATTACCTCTCCGTTCTTATCTTTAAGCTTGCCCTTATATGTATCAGCAATAGCTAAGCCCCTGGTTACAGCTGTCTCGTGTTCAGCCATATGCTGCAAGAAGAATAAGCTTTGTGTATCAGCTGCTTTAACAACTCTATTCCCTGTACGTTTATCAGCAAATGACCCAAGCTCGGTACCCAAGAGATCAAACTCTTGAATAAACCTTGATAGCTTAGTATCGTTATTATACTTACCTGCATCTGATATACTCTCACCAGACATCAAAGCTTTTGTGTATGCCCCTTTAGCCCATGAAAGATTCTTAGTGTTGAAGTATTGTCCAGCTACTGCTTCTTCTGCAAGCTTCTCATTATCTATTAAGAACTGGTTAGTAGCTTGAAGAGCATTCAATGCAAGAGTATTAAGAGCTGAGAATGTGGCAAGCTTATTTACAATTTTGTTTGCACTAAGAACTCTTCCAAGTACTTCAAATTCTTCTTTTATCTCCCTCTCCCCAAAGAATTCCTTGTCTATAAATTCTGATAGATGTTGGAATGAGTTAGACGTCCCAGCTTTTCTAGTAGGTCTGTTTACCCCTTGTATTTTAGCAGCTGCAGATAGAACAGGATTACCATGTACGTTCTCTTCAAGAACTTCTCTTTGTTCTACAAGGTCTCTCATCATAATTACAGAGCCTAATATCTCAGATTTTCTTCTGAATGTATTAGCCATGCCTGCAAATAAAACTATTGTAGATCCTATGTCTCTACTTACAAATCTTGCATCAGTAGGAGTAATAAAAAATATTGGGACAAGCTTATTACGTTGCTCTCTGTTAGCATTGATTACTGCCCCATAAGAATCATCTGTAGATAAGAAACTAAACTCTCTTTGTACAAAATCTTTTGAGGACTTAAATACATTATAGTTATCAGACTGTAGTTTCTCTAATCCTTGTGCTTCATTCGATGGTAGGACGTATGATAAAGTATCCCAATCATTCTTATGTGGGATCTGTGAACCACAAAACTTTTGATGGTCATGAAACACTTTAAGAAAAGCATTGTAGTATTTAGCAGCAGGAGAGTTGGGATTAGCCATCAAAGCATCATACTTTGGATTAGCATATTTAGAGTTAGGTCTAACTGCTACTCCCTTGTACTGTTGATTCTTGGCATCATACATTCTAGACTTCTGTTGTAGAAGGTCCAACCTATGGGCCTCATAACTAGCTAGCAGATCAGGGCTTGATGCTGCATTTTTAATTTTAGTATTAAGATCCTTAATTCTTTTATCAAGACTTGCTACAGCTTTTAATCCCTCCTCTGTTACAACTGTATTAGCTCTATACCATGCAGCTACTTCTGTAAAGAACTTAGCCCCATCATTACTTTTAGCCCAGTCCTTATACTCAGTAGTACCGTACTCAGGTTGTTTATACTTAGCTTTCAGATCTTTTTTCATCTGGTACTCAGCATCGTGATACTTAGTCACGTTGTAAGGCTGTATAAAAGAAAGCAACTCCATAGGCTTTCTTCTTCCAGTCTTCTCATCCCTGATATAGTAGGTATAAGTTTCTAGGACCTCGTCATTAAATGTAGTTGGATTTACGTCAGCTCCTTTGTATTCAGCATACTCTCTGTATGCTGGGGCAAGTTCATCAACTACGTCTCTTGTGTCTGATGCAGCTTGGTAAAGTTTGTTCTTAACTAAAGAAGTAAACAATTGCAAGGATACCTGTGACGAATAGATCAAAGGATCCATGAACATAGAGTACTTACTCTTATCTAACTGTGCATCTCTTAATTCTTTAATTAAAGTCTCACGTATAATTTTCTTATTCTGCAGTTGGGATACATTGAGATCAAGGAGACCTTGCTCATACTCGTCTTGAGTAATCTTCTTATCCTTTAGATCTGCCTTAAGTTTATAGTATGTATCGTCTTTCTTCAGAGCTATAAGTCTTCTGTTTGTCTTGACGTTATCTATAACTCCCTGCACCTCATCATTGATATCTTCATTGTAATATCCAAGAAGCAAATCTACTTGCAGTTCAAGTCCTACTTCTTTGTAGTACTTAGACTGTCTCCCAAGTTTCTTAAGTAGATCATCTACTTTTGCCTCCATAGTAGACAGCTTTGTCTCCTGGGCATTGGTAAGTCTTGATGATTCTTTCTTGTCTAAAATTACATCTTGTAGTTTAGCAGCAATACTATTCTCTCCACCACCAAAGAAATCTTGAATGTTATTCCCAATGTGGTGCAAGCTATTCATCAACTTGAATCTTTCCGACTCATCCATGTTTTTCAATGTCTGATCAGAAAACTTCAAGATATAATCAATACTTTCTTGATTGAGTTTAACTATCCTTCCCATGTAGTCTACAAAGCCCATAAAGTCTTCTACCTTGGATACCTTCTCAAAGGCAGCAAGTTGAGCTTTAATCTGAACCATTATCTCATCACTCTTTACTGGGAGTGACTCAAGTCTCATTAACTGAGCTCTAAGAGTTTCAGATGTCTTACCTATTAGGTCTTTAAGGTCTTCTACTTTTTTATCAAGAACTTTACTATCGTATTCCTCATCTGTCAATACCCCTGTAAATTCTCCAGTGTTTAGTCTTTTACTGAATAGCTTATCCAGAAGAGATTCTACTGCATCGTCTGTTATTCCGAAGAAATTCTTTATGGCTCGTATAAACTTATTGACTGCAGTTTGGATCTTTGACTTACCCTTCTGTCTTTTAGCACCTGCTATCCCCATAGCTGTTATGAGTGTCTCTTTAAGTAATGCTTGAGGATTCATGTCCTCTCCATACTTAAGTGCTACTTGTTCATACAGGTCAGTGTCCTTAACCATATTCATGGCTTGCTTAACCAAAGGGTTATCCTCACCAAGCAAGTCTATAAGGATATGACTGAATTCATGGATGTGGGTATCCTCAGTCATAAGCAATGGGTTGAGGATTATAGTAGCTGTGTTGTCACTTTTAGTTATAGCCCTCCCTTTAGAGGTAATGGTATCATCATACTCAACATTAATTATAATACCAGCCGCAGCAAATGTGTCTGAAAGGTGTTTAACCTGTTCTGATATACCAGGTACAGATACAAATGGAACATTCTTTCTTTCTACTGGCTTGTATAAAATAGGCTCTTCTACTGCAACCCTTGCTACAGGCATGCTTTTGAAAGCATCTTTGATATCAGCATCTGATACTCTTTGTATATACACCTCCTTAGCAGAAGTCTGTATTGGGGAAAAGAAGTTGTCATTGATAGTAAGTCTGAACGTGTTGTTCCCTACTCTTTTAGCTGTAAGGAACTTGTCAGCCACACCATTAGGCTTGAAGTATCTTGCAATTGTATTGTTTAGAGTATTTATAATATGCTTAGGGTCTTTTAAATTACCCTTAGTTATAAGTTCTCCTTGACTGTCCACTGTAAAGTGTTCAGGGAAACCATCAAGCAGGTTATACTTCAAAGCTTTTTCTTTCTTTGGGGTATCCTGTTCCAGAGTATCAAAAAGCATTTGATATCTTAGTGATGCTTCTGGATGATTATCGTCTGTAAATTCAAATACTCTACAAGCCATTGATTTCTATTTTATAACATACAAATTTGTGTAACATCTGATTGGGCAACCTTCGTAGAAGTTGCATCGTAATAAGCTTGAAGCATGCTCATTATGTTATTAGCATTCTCAGTACTATCCCCAAATGTTCTCTTGTTTAACCAGTCTCCCCCAACGATATGCTTCTTATTGTTAGTGGTTCCGAACATGCTCAAATATACGGTTTTATCCGTAGTCTCTGTAGGGTTAGCTTTAACATAAACACCAGACTCCCCTTTTGAAGTTCGGAATACCATTACACCAGGAGCTTCTTGATTACCCCCGAACTTCTTATTAGATATTTTGTGTACCTTTTCTAGTTTAGTATACTCTGGTCCGAGTGAGTGTCTTTGGAGAAGGTTTCTTCCTCCTGGACGAATCTCTCCATACACTCTAAAGAATCTAGCTAAGTCCTCAGCATCAAAGTATTTACCTGTCTGCATCTTAGCAGACTCTCCGTGCATGTAATCAGCTACACTTATTGGCTTCAAAGTCTTACCAGTTATAGCTGTGTTTACTTCTCTGCTCATAGGGTTAAGCCAGAACTGAGGAGGGATCATAGACACATAGTTAAATGCAGACTTTCTAAATCCATTAGAGATCAAAGCATGCATGCATAAGTCGAATCCTATCTGTCTAATCTTTTCTACATTCTTCTTATACTCCTCCAGATTGTCTGTCTTCTTTACATAAGCCTCTGGTTTGTATAGAAGGTTATGTAAGTCATCTTGAATTCTAGACTTTTCCTCTCTTGAGAACTGTTGAGTAGCATCGAAGTTAAAAGTCTTGAAGTTTTTAAACTTACTGTTATTCTCATCTTCAGTAAGCTTCATCAAGAACTCGTTACCTGTTAGGTTACCAAACTTTGATGCAGCCTCTTCAATCCTTTTCCACAATGTAAGAGCAGGTTTACCCTTCTTAGTCTTTGGATCTATAGTAGCAGGATCTATATAACCTGGCTTGTACAATCTCTCACTGTACTCTACATTCATGTACTGTGCTATAGGAGATTCTTCTTTAGTTAGGATAGTAAACATGATAGCAGCATTTACGTCTCTGTGATGATCCGTAGTCATAGCATCAAGACTAGCAGCTGTTCTGATTGCTTCTTTAAACTTAAGAGAAGACTCAGATGTAGTCATAGGGAATAGAACACTGGATACCCCAGCCATCTCACTTAGCAGATTGTCATATCCTCTTTCAAATCCATAAATAGAATTCTCATCAAAGAATTGAGTAAGTACGTTCTCATCTTTACCTCTTCCGTAGAATGCTATCGGGGCATTGTTTAATTTACCACCTTTTGGATTGTCAAACTTTTTCTTCTTTCCCATATGCTCCTGAATTGCTTCAAGTCGGTTGATACCAGAGGTTGTATCTGGAGAGATAAGTCTGAATGCTTCTTTGAGTTGGCTACCTGCAGTGTACATCTTAAGGAAGTTTTGCAAAGCTCTTTCTTTATTGACAGTTAATGTCATTATAGATTGACGAGTCATTGCAGTTGTTTCAGAAATGTTCTTGTAGTTAGTAGGAAGGTCTTCACTACCCAATGTAATTCCGTTCTTATCAGCTACTTCTTTATAAGCTTCATTAATCTTAGACAGGTCATCATTGAACTTGATAGCCATTGTATCTACAAAGTCTCTGATGATAGGCTGATTAAGGAAGTGATGTAGAAGCTCTGTATCCCCATAGTATTGTATCCACAAAAGTTCTACAGGGAAAGTAACTGCATTATCATTTACTATATAATGGTACGGAGCTTTAGTAGCATCCACAGCTGCGTTAAGATAACGAGACATTATTTTATCTGTAGGTTCTCCAGCATCATATGCGAATCCACTAGATGCAGGAATTATTTCTTGCATCTTAGTGTTAATCATCTCCCCTGCAATCTTAACTGCAAACTCAGATTTAAGATTAAAGTTATCAGATACAGTAGCAATGTTTCTTCCAGCAAGTGCATTTGCCCATAGACCTCTCATCTTGTTTCCAAGCATGTTTCTAACAGCACTGGTAGTTTCATACATACCACCTGTAAACACTTTGCTTGGGGCCAACTCTCTATTCAATTCAATTATAGAAGTTCTTATATTTTTAAGTACTTCGTTATCCAAAGGTCTAAGTGTTTCTAAGTAATGCTCAGGAGAAGAGAACACAGCCTCGATTGTATCAAGTACAATATTGGTCAACTCCTTATCAGATATCTTAGATACATCTTTAGTTTTAGCAAGAGTTTTATAATCAGGTCTTACTTTAGTACCATCCTCGTTTAGCTCAGGGAATAACAGGAACATTTTATCTACGTCAAAGTCAGATCCCATAAGCTTTACAAGCTGTGGGGGAACTACTATTGCCTTTTCGTATCCAGCAGGAAGTACAGATTTAATCTTGAAGATAATGGTAGATGCTTTATCCTGGTTAGGGATACGGTAACCAATGATTCTTCTGAGTTCTTCTGGGATGTTATTAGCATCTAAGTCTGCACCTGGTTCGATTCCAAACTTTCTAAGTACATCCTCTCTGATCATGATCTCAGCATGAGCTAGTCTAGTACCTCTCCTTTTATTTGTAGGATGGTCCACAACCTCAAGGAATTTCAAAGAACGATCTACTTCGAATCCACCTAGAGCTGCAGTTTGTACAGCTTCGTACCCTGGTACATATTGTTTAAATACTCTGTTGTTATATACACTAAGCAATGCACTTTGGAAAGCAGTACCGTATACAGGGAAGTCCATTGGTATTGCGAACCTAGCAATACCAGTAACAGGATCAATAGTTATATCAAGAGCCTTAATGAAGTTATCACTTAACTCTCTTTCTATAGCCTGCTCCTCAATTAGGTTTCTGATATTCTTAAGTAGTCTGGCTTTTGCTTCTTTAAATTCTTGAGCACCTTTTATAGAGTCAACATTTGGTTTCTCAGACTTAAGTTTGTTTACTACCTTTCTGAATTCTGACAATCCAATCTCATTATTTACACTCTCGAGGTCTCTTCTGAGTCTCTCTTCGATAGCAGCATGGTAAAGAGCAGTCATGTCTGCCCCAGGAATAGCCGTCTCTCCAGCTATACCTGCATTATAGTAGTATAATTCAGTAGACTTTACGTTAGCAATAGCATTCTTTTTAATCTGTCTTCCTAATATAGTCTCTGAATATTCTTTTGCTGCTGGAACAGTCTGTGGGAAACCGAGAGCTGATGTAGAGTTTCTATTGATTTTTACATTTCTAAAGAAGCCTCCTTGAATACGAGACCACCCTTTCATATTAAATACATTTAACTGGACACCCTTCTTAGCAGATACGGCACTAGCTGTGTGTATCTTTTTCATTCCTGCATAAGGATTGTTTGCTTCATTAGGGTTGGCTTCCATCCTCATCCTCATATCATCCATTACAGGGAATGCTTTAGTATACGACTTAAGCAATGGGAAGTAAGCTGTCTTAGTAAGGTCTACAGCAACAGTTCCTCCTATAGATTTAACTTCTTGTCCAAATGGTTTATAAGGTCTGATAGGGATATCCTGTCCAACCTTTGCTCCTCTTGGAAGATCTTTTACACCAGCAGGATATACAAACTTTCCTTCTGGATCGTTTTTATAATTATTGTATGCTACCTCATGGTATTGAAACCATTCTCCTTCTCCCTGCATGATTTCCCTAAGCCAATCGATGGATATCAAAGTCAAACCATCGTGCTCTTCAAAGCTACCTGCTTTGTACTCATCAGTGAATGCTGCTTCAGCTGCTGTGTATCCTGACTTAAGCAACATTTCTTTTGTACGATTGGCCCAATTGTTCATCTCTGTTGCTATGGCTGCAGTAACCTGACCCATAGGATCATCGAATACCATCTCGTTATATTCAGAGATAGCTCCATAACGCTCATCCATCCAAGGCACATAATTCCCTAATCCATCCTTTTTAGCTAGTGTGTTCTTTTCAGCAAGCTTAGTACGAGGAGTAGTCAGAAGTCTTTGACGTTTAGTAAAATCTTCAATGTTTTTAAACAAAGCTCTGTTACCTCTAGTCAGTTTAATGATTTCATTTCTCCCTAAGTCTTCATGTATAAGGAAGTCTTTAAGCAAAGGAATCATAGCCTGTACAAAAGGAGAGTTGCCTTGCTCGTCTTTCTTTCTTTTAGACAAATCTACCCCTGCGATATCAGCCCACTTCTTAAGCAGTTTAGAATTTACATCATTCTTTCTGTCTGCCTCTTCTATTGTAGCAGCCATCTGCTTAGCTTGACCAGTGTAAAATAAAGACAGCCCACTAATCATTTCTGTAAGTTCATTTCTAAACTGCTGCAGCTCTTGAGATAATGGAAGATTGCTTTTTGTTTTTCTAATAAACTCTTCTGCAAGGTCAGACATTCTCATAACCCCTATACTAGAGTTAATAGCTCTGTCTGTTACAATTCTGTTCCCTAGTTCATCTATACCATCAAACTGCATGAACTCATCACTTAGGCCTCTCATCTGACCAGTATGGTAATCTGGGATAAGAGTAACATTAGGATCTTCTTTAGATGCAGCTATTGTAGCCCTAGCTTGTTTGATTCTTAAAAGGTCTTGTAGGATTGCATCTCTAAATACATCACTAACACCGTTCTTCTTATTGAACTTAGTATCAAAGTGACCTTTAATCCTAGGCATAAGCATCATATCAAAACGAGCTCTATCTGCCTGAGCAGGTACAGCTACGTAATAATATTTCTCATTAAAGTTATTATTGTAGATCTCAAGTCTTGTTAGTACAGAGTCTACATTATTGAAGTCTTCATAATCCAAAGCATCATCTCCGTAGTCTCTGATACCTGCCAGTGGGGATGTCTTAAAGTCCCTTAGGAATTCTTCATTCTGTGTAAGATGGAAGAACAGATGACTAGGCATCATGTCAGGTGGGAAGATAAACTTATCCTTTCTGTACAGAGGTAATGCCTGCTCTTTGTTTGCAGTTACATCCTTTCTAATTTGGAAAGGAAGTTCAGAAAGAGTTGTAGCCATATTAACAGGATACATTGCTGACCCTGTAGGAGTTACAAAGCTTTCAGCTACTCTGCTAGTAAACAATGGAGCTAAGCCTGCAAGGAACTTCATACCTTGCTTTTCTGTGTTGAAGTATAAAACTGGTTTTTCTTTTTTACTTTCTATACCTACCCCTTCTCTGCTAGTACTTACATTTGCTATAGCTTCAACCATTTTAGATAACCTAGCTCTTTCAAAGATTGCATCAAAAGCTTCTTTTCCTATAACAGTATGGTTTTTTACTTTACCAGCTTCGGTCTTACTTATCTTGAAACCTTTGTTGATCAGATTCTGGACATTAATTATAGTGTCCATTTGATTCACATTGCTACCAAAGTTAAACCCTAGCTCCCATATGAGACTCCCTAATGCCCATGCAGGAGAATCTATGACAGGTTCTTTATTAAAGAACTCTGCATTTGGATCTTCATTAGGTTTAAACTGCATCCTATTGAAGCCGTAGGCTTTTTTAAAAGCCTCTTTAATTTTATTAAACTTAGCAGTCTTAACAACAAAGCCTGAAGCTTCGTCATCTTCTTCTGATAGTGTCTTTGCAAATACAGCTCTACTTGATCCTTCCTCTCCTTCTTCCTGACCATTGATTTCAACCATCTGCCCAGTCCACTGTTTAACAGCTTTCTGTTCAGTTGTAGAACTATTAGCATTAAGTACCTTACCCTGACTCCCCAGAATTGCCATGTTAAACTCTGCTAGAGTTTGAGCAAATGTTTTATACAACAAGGCTCTCTCATTACCAGGCATACTCATTATACGTTGGTTAATGGAAGAGTAGTCTGGTCTATACTTAGAAGCCTCTATAAGCTTCTCTTCCATCTCCTGAAAAGAACCTACGTCTGCCCATAACTCTGAGAGTTGTTTGTAGACATACCTTAAAGACCAGTACTCTGTCTGATCAGTAAAAATGTCATTAGTTACTTGCTTGTATATTATTTTTTTATTGGCTTTATCAAAAGTTGCTTCTACTTTAGGTATGCGTCTTAGAATTGCTTTGGCTTTCTCAGATACTTTAGTCATTGGGGAATCGGCAAAGTGACTTCTTCCCTTGATATCTTTATCCTCTACCCCAGATTCCATTGCTTCGATCATATCAGCTTCTGCATCCCCTTCTTCATTTGTAGAAGCAATACTATCTTTTACAATGTTGTATTGATTAGCACGTAGCTCATCAACAATCATTTGCTTCCAAGATGGGACGGTAGTATTCCCTGTGGCAGAATCTTTCTTACCATTCCAGTTTAATACTACGTGCTTAATGAGTTTACGTTTATTGTTGAGAGTAGCTGCTAGTGCTTTATCTCTAGGGGATGCATCTGTAGCAACTTTCCTAAAGTTATTAAGAGTGAATCCTTTGCTCTCCCTATAATCTGTAAAGTCTTTTAGTAATTTCTCTACCTCTGGTTTAAATGCAGCTGCTTCTTTCTTATTAGTTTTGAGTAATGCTGTGTACTTACGAGTAGCATTCTCAAACAATATCTCCATAGTAAGACCCTTCATAAATATAGGGATATCTTTCTTGGGATCCATAGGTCTCTTATCCAGGTATTTATATATTTGATACAGCAGCCCATTAACTACTTTACCTCTTGTATTCTTTGTACCTAGAATCTCTCCTACCAGTGGTGTCTCCCATGCATCAATTTCATTGATAACCATGTTAGTCAATCCCTCTACCATCTTATCTACAGTAGCACTAGGTATACCTTCTACAAGTCTGCTAGGATTGTAGGAGCTTTGCATAGCCTCTGGGTTTCTAAATACCCCTCTGCCTAGGAAAGTCTCATTAGACTTTGTGGTCTCCATAAGAGAATAGACATCTCTCAATCCAATCTTGTTAGAGATCAAACCTTTTATCCAGCTAAACAAATCTCTAAACCACTTGGCAATGCTAGCTACTATTCCTCTGCTGCTCTCTTCTTCTGTAAGCATGTGCTCCATGAAACCGTCAGCCATCTTTTCTTCCAGCACCAAGTTGCTAGCCTCTTCATCTCCGATAGCTATATTGTACAGGTCTACTACTTCTTTCTTAATCTTTTCGATTTCTGCAGTAGTGGGTTTACCAAATTCTTTAGCTGCATCTTTGTACAAGGACTGACGTTGCTCCTCAGACAGCATTGTTCTGAACAGCAAGTGGTAAGCTTCGTGGTATTCAGTACCAGTTTCAGCCGATGTCCACATATTGATTGCCCCATTCTCAACGTATCCATGCTGAGTCTTATTCCCAATCTCTTTGGCAAAATCATAGAAGACCGTTTCCTTTCCAGGAAACAACTTTGACAAATAAGCTGTAGCTTTTTCCTGCCTATCGTTTGTTTTAGGATAGTAGTACTTACTAGGAACTTCTCCTTTGTACTTATTCCATAATTTATAGGCTCTTTCAGGTTGAGCTTCTTCTAGTGACTTCCATTCAGGAAGAGATTTATTTGGGCAAAATGTCATTGTCTGTATTTTATTAACAAATTCCTTCTAGCACATTGTTCTGCAGCTTGTCAGATTCTTCTTCTGTGAGGGTGATGCCGAATGTATCTTTTACTATTTGTATAAACATTGTGTCATCCATTCCTCCAGATTTAGTAATAGACTTTTTAAGGTCTGCTAATTGTTTATCTACCCCAGCTGCTGGCCCACCTTTAGATTCTCCAGCATTTAATAAGTCAGATGCTAAAGATTCTTTAGTTACCTTACCCTGTTTCTTAACTCCTTTTTCTTCCTTATCAACTTCTTTACCTTTAGGGGCTGCGGATTTAGTAGTAGCTTTTGTGCTAGCTTTTTTCTTACCAGCATTATTAATGCTTGGATCTGAGCTGCTAACTGTTTTTTTCAGCTCGAAAGATACTTCACCTTTTAGCAACTCTTTAATATTATAACTAAGAGTGAATTTTTTCTCAGCCATTCCTGATACTTTTTCTATGTATCCCTCCGTGTTATAACGTATAGGAAGGTACAGTACACTTGCTCCAGCTATGTTAGCAGGCTTAAGTTTACCTACACCAACCAAAGAGTAAGCATACATACTAAGTTGAGTACCATGCTGATCTCTTTTACTTTTAGATACTTTTTTAGTCTGAGGATCAGTGTACCCTTTCTCATAGTTAGCAAGTCCACCTTCTGACCCAGTCTTAATATCGTAGATATAATACTGTGGGCCTACCCCTTGCTTATCCTTTCTCTTAACCAAGATGTCGAACTTGCCTGCATAGTCCCCATAGCTATCAGTATAAACGATCATCTCTGTAGCAATAACTGTCTCTCCTTTTGATTTAATCAATCTACGGATATCTCCTATTTGGTTGATCAATTCAAGGAATGCCACACGAGACATCTTATCCCCACGAGTATAATCTGTCTTCCCCATAAGAACAGATTCTACAATATCATGTACTGTATTACCTGCTCTGCTTGATGCTTGTTTTACTTCCTTAGTTCCATTAAATGGTTCAGAAGATATACTTGTAATTCTTTGGAACTTCTTAGGTTCAGTCTCTCCCTTAGGCTGTATCTTATAGTGAGTTTCTTCTTTTGTAGCGGGATCTTCAAACATCCCCTTAAACTCATTCTCTTTGATGTCGATAAGTCTGTTGACCAGGGGATCGTTCAATCCTCTGTCTTCCTCATCCATTTCAGCTACCTTTGGCTCTTCAAACTCATCCTCTTCTTTTTTCTCTTGAGTCTTTGTCCCTCTTGACTTTGCTAAATCTTCAAAGCTTGTAGTAGAACCAGTTGTTTCATCTTGTGGGGTTTCCTCAATTGTATCCCCCATCATAGTGTCAAACAAGTTCTCATCAACTTGTTCCTGGTCGTCATCATCATTAGAGTGCTCATCACTCTCTTCAAACTCTTTAGGGTCAAGCTTAGCTTTAGCAGACTGAGGAGAAGCTGTTGAGTTATTATCATATAAAGGTTTTCCTTCTACGAGCAGTGGACCATAAGTAATTCCTACGTCAAAGTATGGGCTCCCATCTTGGTTAAGGAACATATCAGATCCAAGTATGCCTGTATGTGACTGTCCATCAGAATCTATATCAGGAATAGCATTTGGGTCAGCAAGGTATTCAGTATAGCTATTATACATCTTACCCTTGCCAGTTTCAGGATCTATATAAGGAGATTCAAATGCTTGATTACTTTGTAAGTTAGCTGCAGATACCTGATGTCTTCTTTGAAGAACAGCTTTCTCAAATGCATCTACAACTCCATTGTATACTTCTTTTATTTTATACAGTCCTTTTTTATCAGGATCTGGATTAAAGTCTACCCCACCCTTTTCACCTATTTCTGCTTTAACAAATGAGAATTCAAATGTTTGGTTTGATAAAGCTTTGGCTAATTCAGCACTGCTTATACGTATGTAACTTTCAGCTTGAGGATGGTAAAAGGTATAAACATTTGTTATTGTTGTGTCACCGTTAACGTCTGTTCTTTCTAATGCATCTGAAAAGAGCATGTCAGTTTTCTCAAGGTTAACTGCTGCTTTAGCAACCTTATTAAAACCTATGAGCTCATTAAGCATCCCTGACCTACCTTGTAAGATAGCAAGTTTTGCAGCCTCTAGTCCACCTTTAGTTATTCTTTTAGTAGTTAGGAATAGATGTCTGAATCCTCCTATCGGAGTTCTTACAAGCATTGCTACTTTACCCAGCTCACTATCGTAAGAAGTTATAGTAGGGATTACATCTTTTTCTGTAATATTATCCCCTACTAATGCTAATTGAAATCTAGGGAGACCACTTTCTCTTTCAATAGACGATATCATAAGGGTAGGCATAGCCCCATCCTTAAATGGATTATAGAAGAATGGCTCTCCGTCTACAGTTACAGCATTTGCAATATTCTCAGTATTATATCTCTTACCTGCTATCGTGCTAGTTACCCTTTTACCCTTTAAGAAGTTTTCATATATATCCTTACGACTCTGGTTAAACTCAGTTTCTTTGTTAGGGTTAAAACTTTCCAGTAACCCAACTCTCTTGTACTTACCATTAGCTTGCTTAATTGCAACAAATATTGGAACTGTTTTCCAATGATCACCTGCAGGAATTCCATCTTTATTTTCGTTCCAGAACTTAGTGTCTGTACGAACGTCAAAGAAAATTTCAGTATCATTAGGAGATAACAAACTAGATGATAAAAGCTCTGGGAATATTTTTATCAGATCCCCATTACTATCAAGTTGTTTTATTCCTAATTTAGATCCAGGTTGCCCTTTAGGGATACCATTACCATAGTAATCCTCATTGATAAGAGGAGTGCCATCTGAAGATACAATTACGTTATCAAAGTTGTCAGTAGTTCTGTATTCGTTCTTAACTAATCTGGCATCAATTTCTCCAGCATACTCAGCAGTATTAGCTTTCTCCTCTTCTACTGTTTCTTTTGGAGTTTCTGGGGTGAAGCTATCCTCATCTTCATACTCCTCCTCTTCTTCCTCTTCTGCTGCCTGATAGTCAACCTGAATGGTTGTATCATCTGTACCTGTATCCTCATTCATGAAGTCACTACCTGCAAGACTGTTAAGAATTGCTTCTTCGTCTCCAGGCTCTCCTTCCATGTTGAGGTCTAGTTCTTCTGCTGAAGATACTTCAGTAGCTCCTTCACTCTGTCCTTGACCTCCTTGTTCCTCATTAGATCCCGTAGGTTCTTGGGCATTTTGTACATCTTGATCAATTGAATCTGATTTTCTAGCTTCATCTAGTTGTTGTAGTTTAGTTATTTGATCTTGAATAAGTCCCTGCTCTGTTTTGGCAAGTCTAAGATTCTCTATATATCTTTTTATCAGGTTAGCAGCTGTAGGATTAGTCTCTGCCTCAGCTTGAAAGTGCTTCAATAATCTCTCATATCTTTTTATTGTGGATTCTAAAGTGTCGAAATTTGCTTTAAGCTTTCCAATTTCACTAGCAAAGTCAACTCCTTCCTGTCTATTTACTTCTCCAGGCTTAGCATTAGGATCTCCCTCAGTAGGTATCTTCTCTAGCTCCCGATACATCCTTTGAATCTCTTCTAGCTTCTTGGTATACTCTTCATGTAGCTCTCTAGCATCAATATAGTTTTGTAACTTATAGAGAGCTGTAAATTTTATATTACTTCTTTTGTAAGCTTGCTCTAGAATTGTTCTAACTTGTGAGAGCCCATCAAGAAACTTCTGGAGTTCTTTAGCAGCAATCATGTATATCTGAGGAGTAGGCTCTATTCCCTCTAGATCAATTCTATTATCTAAAATTTCCTTCCCCTTCTTTAATACATTAAGGATATCAGCAGCTCTACTTTCACTTTCTTCTAGACTAAGATTTATTGTATCAGCTGTTGCTTCAGCTACATACCCAATCATCATTATCTCTGCAAGCTCATCTACTAACTGAGGATTATCTTCAGCCTTAAACTTGACAACTTGCCCAGCTTCATTAGTAAGAGTAATAGATACTACGGGTACTTTTCCATCAGGTGTAAGCTGAGTCATGTCTGCCTGAATAGCATCCATAATGTTTACCTTATTATTTTTATAAGGTATACCATTTACTATAAGGTTTCTGTTATCACTTGTAGTAACTCTGATGTTATTGACATAAGTCTTCCCGTTAGGAGTGTTAGTATCAGAGCCCTTCATGTTATTGATAGATGCTTCAGCATCTGCCTTAGCCTTCTTCTGCTCTTCAGTAGGAGTACTGTTAACTCTAGCTTCTTTATCAGCTGTTGTCTCTCCTGCTCTGTCTGCTATAACTCGTAATAGAGCTGCAGCTTTTTGTGGATCTGCATCTTTAATCTCATCGATGCCTGCTATCAAATCTTTTAAATGTGCATCAGTAAGTATGTTAAAGTTCTCTGCATACTTATCTTCTACTTCCTTAAGCTCTTGATACTTCTTCAAAAGCTTTTCACGTAACTCAGGACTTAGAGAGTCATTGTTTATGAAGTGCTCAAGATCCAAAGTTGATCTAGCTTCATCTATTGTTACAGATGCTTCTTTGTTATCGTTTGTAATCTTGGCTTCTGCTTGAGCACTCTGTCTAGCAAGCATTTCGATATCCCTTCTCTCTGGGGATGTAACCAGTTCTTCAAATGCAGCAATAGATTCCTCTCTCATTTGAAGTCCAGTAAACAAGTTCTGCAACTCGTTATTAAACTTCATTTTATCTATAGGGTTAAGAGTGTCAGCATACCTGATGGCTTTCTCCATCCTGCTGATCATCTTATTATCATCATCATCTTCCTTTTTCTTTCTCTGTCCTTCAGGAGATTGCTCTTCAGCTTTAGCTTTAGCCTTTGCCTCTTCTGATGCAGTATCACTAAGTGTAGTACTTACTACAGATCTTGGGAATTGAATCTCTCCTGTTGGGGACACAGTAATCTTATTCTTTTTTACAAGAGCAAGAAGGTCGTCTTTATTAATATTAGCAAAAGAGTCTGGTCCTTCTGGGGAAAGTCTTCTGAGCTCATCTATACTTTTATTGATTTCCTCATCTCGAGTATCAATGCTAACCATATGACCCATAAGAATATTCTTAAGTCTCTGGTTATATAGTCTGTGTGTAGCATCAGCCTGCTTTCTTTCTTTACCCTGCAGCAGACCTGGTAATCCTGATTTGTTAGGATTAACTTGCTGTACAATATCATCTAAGTCTTTACTTAATTTAGATGCTTTTTTGTATTCTTCTCTGAGGTCTTGAATTACCTGCACATGGCTCTTACCTCCACTTTGCTCAGAGAATGTACTCTTTAGTGTTCCATCCTGTGTCTTTGTAGTATCATAGCCAGTACGTTTCATGAACTCTTCTTCTGACATCTTTTCAAGATCGTCGAATTCTTCAAGTCCAAGATCCTCTGCATCTAATCTCTGCAGTTTGTTTGCTCTTTGAGCAATCAACTGTTTTCTTAATTCATTAGCAAGTTTATAGTTACCAACGTCATTAGCAGCTGCAATTGCTGCCCCAGTACGTAGTATCTCCTGATTCATTTCTGCATCTGCAGCTAGATTCATGAATGTAGGACTGTTCTTAATAGCTAATAACTGTTCAGTATTAGCTGCCATGTTCTTTCTCTTAGAAGCTTCTGCCCCGAACGTAGTACTAGTAGCCCCCATACCACCACCAATGAGTGCTCCTAGAAGCATGCTTTCCATACCATCAGCACTTCCAAAGGTTTCACTCATCCCCTTACTGAAAGCTTGTATAAAGTCTCCACTTCCAGTATCAAACTTATTCTTAAAGTACTCACCTGCCCCAACACCAATTGCATACTGTGCTCCTTCCTGGAATGATTCATTAAGAGCATTCTTGTATATCGGACTGGTAAACTTATTAACCTTTTGAAGAGTTTTGCCAAATGCTGTATTAGGGGTTTTAAGAATGTACTTACCTTCTTTCTTAACTATATCTTCTGTGAGATCCTCCCCAATTTTAAATCCTGCAAGTTTCTTTGATCCACCGATCATGCTCGCAAACGTGAACAAGTTTGTAGGCATGAGTATCCCCATATTAAGAGCAAACGTAGAATTCTCTACAGCCCTTGCACTGCTTAGGATTGCTTCCCTTTCTTCAGAAGTCATGTCCTGTTGAACAGACTTACCAGGATTATCTTCCTCCCACTCGTCAAATTTCTCTTGTATGAATTGCTTTGACTTCTCTCTAGCTTCCACAGATGACTCAGCAAGAGACATCATAGCTCCTACTTCAAGGTGTTTAACAGCATTAAGACCCCTAGCTATTTTAGCAGTTCTAGAAACATCATCAGCCAGCTTAGTTCCAGTCTTAATCATCTTAGAAGCTTCATATATCTTCTTAAGCTTTTCACCTGTTGTTGCTACTTTAGCTACTGATGCTGCCTCCCCCATAGTGGCAATACCTTTGCCAGCTGCACCTATTCCCTTTGCTATCAGTCCCTCTCCACCAGTTAGCCACACAGTTGCAAGAGAACCTAATGAATATCCTAATCCATTAGCAAACTTATCAGTCCAGAAGTTAGCTGTCCCTAAAGATGCAAGGACACTACGGTCTGGATCCATTTCTTTCTGAGTGTAGTAGTGTGGAAGGTTTTCAGCCATCCACTCATTCATCTCATCTACCGATCTACCTACAGCATTGTCTGCATATGTACCACCAGTAGCTAGAGATGCTAAGCCAGATACTACCCCAATGGTATTCTCTGCAATAGCACCACCCATTGTGGTTCCCATTTTGAGAAGTCCTCTGCCTATCTTCTCTCCAACACCTTGGTTCTTTGCACGGATCTCATTCCAGTCTTCACCAAATGGATTATAGCCTATATCATAGTTAGCATAATTTGCAAGAGAATCGCTATATCTATTAGTAACATTTATTGTACTAGAGGCCTGCTCCAGTCCAGACATAAATTTGTCTGGGGCAACTTTATATTCTAGAGGCTTCCCAGCATTAATCTGAGCTTGCTTGATATAAGGATTATCAGAATCTACAGCTTCTTTAGTAAGACCTGAGTTTTTAGCAATCTGTGCTAGGTATGGGTTTTCTTCAGCCATGCGTTGGTTCTATTCTAAATTTAAAAGCCTGTTACAAGTCCACTACCAATAAGTCCTTTAATAGCAGGTTCATCTAAGTTATGTTTTGTAGCTGTACCTTTTTCTTTATCAGTTTTTAGGTAAGGAGTACCATCTGGATACGTGATTGAAATATACGGAGAGTCGTCCCCTCTACTATAGATATTAACCAACACTCTCTCCCCATTAATTTTAATAGTCTCTAGAGTTCTAGCTATTCCAGGTTGCATTGATCTTTGTTGCATAACTAGAGTACCAAATCTTACTTCAGGATTATTGATAGCGGCATTCAATCCTTCATTCTTAATTTGATTTCCATCGTATACAGCAGTCATTACTGTTGCCGTATCTCCTTCACCTTTAACTAGATTGAGCTTCCATGAATTGTTTCCTACTCTCCAACCAGACTCTTTAATTTTATATCCTGCTAGTTCTGGAGAGTTTCCATTAAGTTGTTTAACAGTACCATCTGGCATCATGACTGTTACAATTTCTTCTGGCATCACTGGTCTTCCATCTTTACCACCAAAGAAATCTTTTACTGCATTAGTAGTTGCAATATCTGTCTTCTTACCCATACCAGTCTCAATCAATCCCATATTGTATGCAGCAGACTCTTTAATCTCTGCATATTTAGTATTGACTTTAGTTTCGAGCTTTTCTCTAAATACTTCTGCAACATTAGTTGTCCCTCTTTGATACTGAGTAACAGGCCTGTCATATGCCATATTAATCTCTGCACCTCTGTAGTCTGTGGGGGCATTTACTCCTGCATCTCCATATGCACTTACGTATTGTGCAAGAGCTCCTTGACCATATTGCTTATCAAAAGCTGATTGGAAATTCATATAATCCTGATCACCCGTGTTGTCAAATATTCTTTGGATTTCTGTATAGAGATCTCCAGTAGTATAGCTAGGGAACATAGCTTTAACTACTCCTGTTATTTTACTATCAACAGCATCAAGATCGGCCATGCTTACAGCTGAGTCAGCAGCTTCTTTAAGTTGGCTTTGTACTCTAGACTTTTCATTAACAAGAGTATTAAGTGTCATGTTCAGATTACTCTTAACCTCATCAGAGTATTCTGGATGGTCTGCTAATTCTTTAGTAAGGTTTGCAATCTTTTCATCAGTTGTAGCAAGATACTGCATCTTACTCTTATGGTCAATACCAGATACATCCATATCAGCTCTAACCATATCGTAGTTATAAAGTGCAACCATTGATGATGCTCCACCTCCACCACTACCACTTCCATCTCCTCCAGCACCAGTAATTCCAGACTCTTCCTTGTAAGTGAAGAGACCAGCTTTCTTCATTGCATATTCTTCTACTGGGCTAAGTATCTCTGATCTATAACTTTCTCTCATCAAATCACTAGCAAGTGCTGGGTCTTTCATAGCAGCATCTATCTTAGCACTAGCATCTGTAAGAGCAGTTATAGCAGTTTGGTATTGAGCTTTCTTTGCCTCATCAGTTTCTAATCCAGCTTGAGTTTTTAACTCAGCCATCCTATCTTGATACTGCTGTTTTTGAGCTGCAAGAATTACAGGGGTCTGCCCACTCTTATCAGCTTCATAAGTTTTCATATCTGCCATCTGAGTAAGATAAGCAGCTACATCAGGCTCTTGAATTACAGCATTGTATACCTGCATTACATCTGCTTCTGGTATCTCTTCTGTATATTCCCCTACTTTACGTTTGTATGTTCCGTTCTCATCTGTAACTACACTACCCTCTTCATAGCCTCTCTTCTTCATTTGAAGAATCTCAAGCCTTTTAGCAACGAGATCCATTATCTTAGGATCTCTAACAATGGTAGGAGCTGTGAACATTGTTCCACCCTTTACTCTTCCAGTGGCAGGATCTATCTCGTATCCTTTATATCCTTTAGTAATGTAAGATGCAGCTTTGTTGTACTGTTCAGAGTTAATGTCTCCCTTTTTATACTGCTCATCAATGCTAGTAAGGGCTGCCTGGTATCTTTCGTAGTTTTCTTTTATCGGGGAATAAGCTGTAGCAAACTCCTTAGATGCTCTATGAACAGCAAAGCCTAGGTTCTCATAGTCCCCTCTTGTAGATAGACTCTCTAGGGTAGTGTTAATCTGCTGTTGAAGCTCGTTCTTTTTTTTAACATCGTTCTCAAAAGGAAGAGCAGCTTTCATCTGATCAACAGCTAAAGCTAACTCATCGTTAGCTTTAAAATTTTCTACAAACCTATTACGTAAAGTCTCAGATATTTTTACTGATTGAGGATCTACGTAAGTACTTACATATTCATTAAATTTGTACGGCATACCTACTAGATATTAAATGTTTTTTTACCTTTTGACAATTGACCTAAACGAGAAGTATACTTTCTAGTTGCTCTAAGTCCTCCAGTTTTTTTAGCAGTACCTATATACTGATTATACTGCTCAGCTGCATAGTCCTTAAGTTCTTTATCTGTTTTACCATAGAACTGAGAGTCTTTGTCTTTAGCTTGTTTCTTCAAGTCTTCGTAATACTGGAATCGTTGGTAAGAACCAGCATCATCCATAGCTTTAGCTAATCTCTCCTGAGCCTTATAAGACCTGTCATCTTTATATATGCCAGCTATTCTTCCTGCTGCAGTGTCTAGTGCTCCTACAATTTCTTCTCTCTTATATCTCTTTTCATCAATCTTTAGCTTAGCTTCTTGTATACCAGTTTCAAGATTAGCTTGGTTAACTGCAAGTTGATTTTGCACATTAGCCATGTTAGCTCTTTGAGCCATCTCTGCATTAGCCATAGATGCTTGCATTCCAAGTTTTGCTTCTTCTCCAGCTAACTCTCTGTTAGCTCGTTGTTCCTGGTTGGCGATATCAAGAGATTGCTGATTTTGTTTTGAGTTAGCAGCTAGCATAGCGGCTATACCTCCAGGACCAGCATTAGTATTTTGAATTGCATTTTTAATAGCAACTGTATTTCTTTCAGAAGCTGCTCTTTCAGCATTCATATTAACTCTAGGTAAGATAGCACCTTTAACACTGGTGGCTCCAACATTACCTGCTCCTTTCATTCTCTCAAGCTTACCCTCAGTCTTGTAACCTTTAAATAATGCGTATCCTACAGGAAGAAGTTGACCTAACCCTGCAAGTAGAGCACCATTAATATTTCTATTTCTTGGGGGTACTACTTTCTTCTCAGTTTTTTTGAGTCCAGTGTCTTTTGTAAGATCAGCTTCTACTGTTTTCTTAGTAGGTAGCAATCCAGCTTCTTTACTCTTGATTGGCTCAATAGTCTCACGGTATGGGAATGGTCCTTCTGTTCCTGGGTCTACTGCTGTACCATCTGCAGCTGGAGTTACAGTAAATGGAGTTGGAGTAAATCCAACAGCTTTTTGAGCAGTAGTATCTGGTGCACCTATATTAAACTGCTTGAACATTTGGTTATCTATCGAAGGAGTTTTATTCAACCCAATTGTTCTTCCTTCTACATTGATGTAATTAGGATCAGTGTAGAATGGAGGTTGTCTTACCAGTCCAGTTTCTGTTTGTGGTCCAACTTTAACTGGAACTGTTGGTTTTGCAGGACCAATGTTGCCAGTGAATCTTCCTACTTCTGTACTAGGTTTAGGTGGCTCCAATCTTAGTGGACCTCTACCAGCCATGCTAGGTGTAGGGGCGGCTGGTCTTGCAGCTGCTGTATTTGGAGCAGTTGCTGTTCCTGCAAATCCTTCCCAAGCTCCTCCTATGGCACCTACTAATCCACTAGCTCCACTAGAAATAGCTCTACCGATACCTAATAAGGCATAGTCAATAGGACTCATAGTAGATTCGGCAGTACCAGGTGCTCTCATCTGAGCATTATATTGAGCTTCAGTTAATGTTCTTCCATCAGCTGTGGTAAACATTTTTTCACCTTTAGACTGTGGAATACTTGCAGGTTTACCATCATCAGGTGCTACCCCAGGTATTCCTAATTTACCAGATTGGTAATAAGTCTGCAATCTAGCTTGAGAAGTATCAGCATGCTCATTCCACTTATTAGTTTCCCAAAGCTGCTTTTCATTTGTAGCAACTTCTACTGCCTTTTGAGCTATCTGTGGATTCTTAGGTCTTAGTACCACAAAGTATCCACTGTCTGCTAGAATTCCATCTTTTAAAGACTTGCTTCTCTCAGCTACTGTATCAGGAGTATCTGGATTAACATTGTCAGGATCTACGTTACCCCCAATAGCGTAAACTTTATCTCCGTCTATCTTAGTTACAATGTCTCCATGTGAGAAACCAGAATAAGAATCTTGGCCAAACTTCTGTTTGTTTCCAGATCTGTTGTTTACAATAATGTCTCCAGGTTGAAGTTTTGTACTAGCAGGATCTAATTCCTCCCAGTCATCTCTACCTTTTAAGCCAGTTGCATATCCAGTATGTGTTGGGCTTTTAGGGAAGTTAGGATCTGCATTACTATATACATAGGATATAAATGCCGAACTCCAAGGAGTACTGTCAATGTAGTTTAAAGATTTTGGGGGCAGTTGTTTTTTACCACCTTTTTCATATTCTCTAACCATACCACTATTAGTAGTACGTTTGCCAGGAGCTGCAGATTGCTGGCTAGATGGAGCATTAGCAGCAGCTTGATTAACATCTCTAAGTGTTACGTTAGCTGCATCCATGTTAGATTGAGCCATAGCTGATTGTTCTGGTCCAGCCATTTTGTATTGATGAATGCCACCGTACTTAGCTATCTGCTCAGGACCTCTATCTTTTTCTCCTTTTTTATTAGCTACAGCTTCTTGCATTTTAGCAAGATCTTGTATTTGCTTCTGGCTTCCACCAGCTTTTAAAATTTCTTTGTGTCTTCTAGCAAAGGACTTACCACCTAGTTTAAGATAAGATGAGAAGAAGTAATCATTTGGCTTACCACCATTCATCATTACTTTATCCATAGTCTCACCACCTTCTACTTCAGTCTGTGGATCAATCTTAATTCCTCCCTCAGAGTGTTTCTTGCCTACAAACTCTACTGCATCAGAACCTTCGATAGGAACAACTTTCCCCCCTGGAACTCTAACTCCACCAGTCTCTGCATAGAAAGAATTGGTAGGCTGCATGTTCATATTGGTTGATGTATTATACCCAAACCCAGTTTGCATACCAGTAAGCCTAGAGTTAGTAAATGCAGTATTATAATTTCTAGCTGCTTGCTGAGCTTGATCTGCAAGTTTAGCTTTACGTATTCTTTCTTCTTCTGCAAGTCTAGAGTTTTCAGCAGCATACTCTTCAGAATACTTCTTCATCTCTTTATTCTCTTTCATACCCTTAACTAGACCTACACCAAATCCTGCTAATCCTCCAGCAATACCACCTACTACGTTTCCTACTCCAGGTAAGATAGTACCAGCGGTAGATCCCATCCCAAATCCAGTACCTGCACTTTTAAGTGCATCTCCAAACATATTTTGTCTTCCTTCTTTTTTATCAAACTTAGTTGGGTCAGTGTCCATCTTTCTTTGTACAAGCATTCCTGCTCCTGTTAATCCCAATCCAATTCCAGCTGAAGCTAAGCCAGACATGTTAGCTGCCATCAATCCAGTATTAGCAGCAGTGCTTGCTCCTGTTGCAGCTGCACTTCCTACACCAGCTCCTACATTAGCCCCTGTGTTAGCAGCTTGAGGCAATACTACAGCACCTGTATCATCAATCATACTACTAGCTACTCTAGCAGCCTCCATTCCAGACCCTCTAGCTGCTTGTGCGGTTATTGTTGGGGCTATTCCCTGTGCTACTGTATTTGCTGCACTACCAGAAGCTGCATTTGCCACACTATTTACAGCGGCAAGTCCTCTGACTGCAGGATTATTAGATCCTTGCTTAACTAGTTGGCTGGCGGCCTCCCCAGTTTCTTTAGCAGCTTTAGCTGCAGCTATTTCTGCCAATTTTTGTTTACCCACACTCAAAGCTTCATCCCCAGCTGCCTTTGCAAGCTCTTGAGTGTAAGCTTGAGTTTCTTGTTTCTTTGCTTCTTCTGTTTGAGTAATAGCATCTTTCTTAGCTTGCTCTCTTTCTTTAGCAGCTTGTTCAGCTGCGTTATTAGATACAGTAGCATACTCACCAAACCTATTAGCTTGGTCATAGTAATATCTTCTTTGCTGCTCAGCTTGTTTGGCAAAAGTCTCACCTGCGTAGTAAGGATTCTCTACTTGATTGTACATAGAGAGATTAGATCCAGCAAACTGATACTTTTTAAGTAGCGGTTTAGGTGCTGATTTAGATTTAGTTATGGATTTTTTAGCCATTTAGTTAAAGGTTATCTAGGTGATACTCTTAGGGCAGCTGTCACAGTATACAAATTTATCAAATTTCTTGATAAGTTGTTAGCTATTAAACGAATTCCTAAAAATTTATCTACGAACTTTCTCTGTTCGTACCAAGGTTTGTTAGAGTTTATGTAATTAGAATTTATAATCCCCTCGTATAAGAACATAGGCTCAGTAGAAGTTGAAGCAAATGTACTAGTATAGGGAACTCCTTGCACGTTAATCTGTCCTACAGCTAACCCAGTATTGTTAGCAATGTTAGATAGGTCTCTAAATGCATTTATATTCCAAGTGTTATCTGTTTTTCTAATGTTGTTTAGATAAACAAAATCTATTTCTCCAGATATCTGAGTCGTATTATAGACATAGAAACTAGTAAAACCTGGATGGAACTGCTGCTCTACAGGTAAAGAATAATTTACTTTAGAAAACACATCAGCAGTATACTTAAATGAAGTGTAGATAGCATTTACTGGAGCAGTAAAGATGCAGTCTATTTCGAAGTTGTAAACTGTACCATAGAAGTTTCCAGGATTGCTTAAGTCACTGTGCTCGTACATGTAAGTATACTGTCCAACAAATGGAAGTATTTGGGTATCAAAGCTATATAGATACTTAGAGTTGTATGCATACAGAGGTGGTATGTAGGAGTGTCGGCTAGCCCATATGCTCATTCCATTTGAGAATGAAATTGTCCAGCCACCTCTTTCAAAGTAAACCCCTTCCTCAAGAGGAATGAAACTAGAAGTATTTGAATCATAGAATTGGTTTTTCTCATTTTGAAAAAAGATTCTATTTTGTTTAAACTCTTCTACAAAATATTGAGTTGGGATAAGCTCTCTTTTTGTAATAATAGTCCGTTTAAATAACGGGTCATAGCTAACAAGGAATCCAAAGTCTGCTGTAGGGGAGTCCACATTATAAACGGCCGAATCCATAACTCTCGCTCCGTCTGGATCCCATCCATAAGCTTCTAAAGCAAATGGGATGTTCTCTCTAGCCCAAGCATTTATTCCAAGTTCTGTAAGATCTACAATTTCGTCTTTAACTAAGAATATTTTTCTAGACTTTCTTGATACAAAAATGTACCCATCTTTGGTAACCAATGATCCCATCTTATTATAGAGACCATTGTAACCTTCAGTGCTTTGGATAAATTCATCTGGCTCTTGAGCAAACAAATCCCCTGATCCAATGTAAGCCTGAGTAGCATCTGATAACTCAAGGTTTTGCTTACCCTTAGTTCTAAATAAACTCTTCTCAGTGTGAATATAAAGAAGAGCCTTTAGGTTAAAGATGTTAGTAATCTGTCCTCTGTTTACTGCAAAGTCTTTATACTGTAGTCCGAGGAAGTATCTATAAGTATCATTGAAGTTACCATCTTGTGCTGAAGATCGTATCACTCTATTAGGGAAGAATGGAGTGCTAATAGCTTCCTTAGGGAATGGGATTGTAACCCTAATATCTTGTGAAGCTGAGTAGTGGTCCTCGTAGAGAATGTTATCCATCTTGGTTAAATCCCCAAGAGGACTTCTCCAAAGAACATCAGCTGCTACGTACTTATCAAAGTACATGCTGTTTAACTCACTAACTCCTGCTTCAGGATCTCCTGCATGTCGGTAGTTAATGTTGTCGTCAGACTCTACAATAAATTGATAAATAGTACTAAATGCTACATTACCATTCTTACTCCAGTTGTCATCAGTAGTAACAGCAGATCTCCTTAATCCTTCAATTTCATCACCACCTTGTGGGTAAGGTCCAGAGCCACCAAATCTTAAAACGTCATAGTCTGATGTAGTTCCAAATATGTTTGTTCCAAATGATGGAGTTCTACCTTCAGTTAAATCTATAGGAATATCACCAAACAAATAATCGTCTTGTGACCCAGTAGGATTTGAAAAATCTAAGTATCTATTAACACCTCTATTAAATCTTCCTAGCCCGTATAAGTTAGATGTGGTTCTATAGCTATACTTACATAAGTATGTATCTCCACCAAAGACTGGCTCTGACGAGGAAGTTGATCCTTGACCATAGTAGTAGTTATCATCCTCAGCATCGTATCCAGTGTCAATATTTACATTCAAAAGACTTTTGTAGTAGCCAGTCCATACTAGTTTTTGAGAATCGAATGGTTCGTAAACATCTGTTTTAGTAGCACATAAATTTACTAAGTATACATTAGGTCTGGTTCTAGGGTCATTAACTGGGGAGCCTTCTATTCCTCCTCTAGGATAGAAATTATAGCCATTTATAGGATCTGTAATGAGTATGTTTTCTGTCAGAGTAATTATCCCTCCAGAGGCATCTAGAGATTCTATGTATACAGGTCCAGTTGTAGGTAGGTATCCAGCCCCAGATGTTACTAGCATTCCTACAAAAAGATTGTTGATATCTGGATCAAAAGTTGTAATTACAGGGAGTCCTGCAGTAGAGCCTCCTGTAATATTAATAGAAGCAGGTACTCCAGATGTATCTGGGGTACGTATTGCATAAGGCTGTCGTAAGCTTCCATGTCCTCTAGACATTAAACCATACCATTCAGATAAATCAGTTACAAAAGATGCACCTAACCCTCCATCATTTATATTGTTTGCTGGATAGAAGTCTGGGTTGATACCACTTATTAAGGGGTATAAAGTTCCTGCTGCGTATATAGGGAGAGACCACATTAGGTTTCCTAATCCTACATAGCTCCACTCATTACTTCTATATCCACCCAGCATTGGTAGGCCTGACTCTAAGCTAAGAGCAATTGCACTTTCTCCAAAGGTGTTGTGTAAATAAGTAGAACTTTTAAAGCTGTTAGCTGATGTAGATTTAAGTATGCTAAGACCTGCTAAATATGTAGCACCGTTAGGCTCTATCATAAATATAGACTGAGCATCACTTAACAGATTAGCTTGGTTTGGTAGAAATGTAGGTAGCCTAAGTAGACCCCCTAATTGTTCTGTAGAACCTGTAGCAGTATTGGTATAAGTAGACCCTACGTCTATTAGATTTCCAGTAGAATCAATTCTTGTTCCTGGGGCTGAATATCTAGAGGCAATGTAAACATTCCCCCAAAGTAGCCTTGGTCCAGGTAAATCCCAGTAAGGATCTTCTTCATCTGCAGCATCGAAGTTAATCATGTTACCAAGGTCAGGGTGCACCCAAGAGAATGTATCTTCTCCAACTCCAGATCGAAATTGTCTATAAAATGTATTTATTGCATTGCCTCCTGTAGTCCCAGGAATGGCACTTGCAAGAGCACCTTTATATCCACCTCTCCAGTTTTCCATCATTACAACGTACTGGATGTCTATGTGAGTAGCTGTAGCAAGAGTATACTTTTTTCTTAGTAGAGTAAAGTCGTGAAACTTAAGTACAGGGTTTCCCATGTAGTAAGCTTGAGGAGGAGCTGATGGGGGACCGACAACTTCGGGGGCCCATAGTGCATTAGCAATCATTAACCCTCCATACTTCTGGTGACCATCCATAGCCCAGATGTTAAAGAATGGTCCAGTACCAGCACTTTTGTTGGTGTTAATTAAGTTAGATGCTAGATAAGAAGTTCCTGGATGAGCCCCACTTTGTCCTATAATAGTTTTATTTCCCTCAGTTCTTTTGGCATAGTATACTCTATATCCTTGTACTTGATTAAGTATAAACTTTGGAATTTTTATATTATTTAGCTGTACTCCTAATATCCTTACAGTCTCTGAGAAATCTCTTGCACTTGCTTTAGTCAAGTATACAGAGTCAGCGGTAGATATATCAGGGCTTCCGAAATACGTGTCTCTAACAACGTGGCTAAAAGAAGCGTTGTGGTTAGATGGCATTTTATGATGTCTTACAAAATTACTAGCTAATGCATTTCCTAAATATATACTTTGCCCAGAAGAATCCACAGCCCAAGATGTAAAGTCATTGGTGTCTGGATATCTTTCATTTTGATTTCTCCAGAACCCCATATTGTTAGTCGGATTAATAGTAGACATGTAACTAGTATCCAAATACTGATAAGGTAATGAGTCTGGTGAATAAGCTAATATTTCATCATACTTAAAAATATCTCCATCAGGACCTATATTGTTTGGCAAGCTTGCCCAGTCTAATTCAAACCTATCTGCTATGTTCCTCCCAGGTATATGGTAAGCATAACTCTCACTTCCATCTTTTAAGATAAAAGAAATATAAAATGCATAAACTTCTCCACGTCTGTAGCCTTTTCTTTTAAATAAAATATTAGGATCCCGATAACCAGCTGACGTCCCTCTTTGAATAGGAACAATAACATTACTAATGTAAGCATCAGTTACACCATCCATTCCTTCCAACTCTGCATACGGTATAGTACCAAATGTTCCTACTGGATACCCCTCAGGGCTGCCACTTAAAGGGGGGTACAGACTTGTATTCGGATCTGGGTAGAATAGTTGAGAGTAGCCTTCATTTAAATTGTAGACATCATAGTGCCTAGGATCAAATTGTGTTAGAGTGTCAGTTACAGCTTCTATTACAATTTCATTTGCAAATCTTTGATACCCTAGATCTGGTCTGCTAGTAAGATTAGCAGCATACAACTTGTTATCTAGTTGAGTGATTGATTTAGCAGTTAAGTATCTTACTTTGTCTAGTACAGCTTCTTCAATAGCAGATGCTGCTGATTTTTCTAACCCACTATAAACTACCCCTGCAGTTGTACCTAAGATGTCTAGTTTTTCTAGCTTGTATACAAATCTAGCTTTACCACTATACTGTATTACGTAGGGGATAATGTAAGAGTACTCTCTGTTAATATCAGAGATGTTCCAAACAATAGACTTATTTGTCTGAGTATTGTTTGGGGCTCCACTAATAGACTCTCTAGGAATTGTAGTGTCGTCTCCTGGAACTATGTATACTGGATTTGATACTGTTAAAACATTTGTCTCTGTACCGTCTTGATCAGCATATGCTATGCCTATATAGTATGCTCCTGTAACAACCCCACCACCTTTTAGAATTTCAATAGAATCAAATTTAGGTATTCTTCCTGCATCTAAAAAAATATTTAAGAATTCTACTCTCGAGTTATTTCCGTATAGATTAGAAGGATTTGATGTAGTAGTGAGAGAGTCTAGCTGCTTAGTTATGTTAAATACCCTAGGTGGATTGTATCTATTTATGTACTTAATATTACTAGCAGGATCTGTGATAAACTCATAGTTATTATCTGTAAAGTATACAAGTTCTTCTTGAGCTGGAGATACTCTAAACTCACCAGTAACAGGATGCTCAGTATCAAAATTTAAATGTCCTAGTGGGTTAACTGCTCCAGTTAGAGTATTTTTATCTGTAGTATAATATAATACGTCAGCAATTTGAGTAGCTACGTTTACATAGAATATAGCAGAAATGTTTATTACACCATGTACTAAATCTGTATACTGACCTGAGCCAAATATGATAAAGTTATCATTTAATAAAGCAATCTGTCCTATTGGAGAAATAGCTACATTTTGAGTACCTCCTCCAGAGATAAGAATGCCTGAAATATTTAAGGTACCAACTTGTATGTTACCATATTCATTCAATACATTTAATTTCTGATCGTCTACGATAAGATTAACAGCATCTCTATAGCTACCATCAATCTGATCCATACGACCAGTATCTTTAATCATCCCCTTTAGAGGCTTAAATGTATCTGCCATGTTTATAGAATTCCGTAGTTAGTGTATCTTCCTCTGTCTAAAGTCTCTCTTGTACCAAGGTTCTCAAAGAAGTTAGCATGTCTGTTCAGGTTAGGAACAAGACGAACCCACTGGTTCATGAATGACTCGTACTTATCAATGCTTGGGAAGTTAGATTGGTTTCTAGCTTGTGAGCAGTAGAACTTCCATTTGTTATCAGCAAAGTCATACCCGATACCGTTCATAGATGGGGTATAGCCTCCAAGCAACATCTGCTTGTATACATACCAGAATAAAGCTTCTTTAAAGCTAACATCTTCTGGAATCATTGGGTAGCAGTCCTCATCAATTGGGAATGCAGTGTAGCTTACACATACAGCTCCATCCTCGAATGAAGTCTTAATGTAATCCCCATCAATAATATAGCTAGGTTTAACTACACCGTATAAGTTCTTACAATCCTCACAATCTAAGCTGTTAGGGAATGTAGTTGTTCCGTATTGTAGTGGAGTTAGTGGTTGACCTGTATTTAAATAGAGATTCTCGAGTACCACTATTCTAGCATTCAGTTCTCTTAACTGATTGTTGAATCCTATTTTATCGTTTGGGTTAGATACGATTTGAGCATTCAGAGTTTTAACCTCTTCAAACAAAGCATCAAGTTCTACAGAAATAGATGGATTAACAGCACTGTTAACCCCAACTTGCTGGATATAGTAAAGGTCCATTGGAAGCAGAGCCCTAAAGTTCTTAATAGGCAAAACACAGCCCTTCTGACTGAGCTGTGGTGCAGAGCCTATGTGCTCTAATGCTTCCCCCATCCATTCTACAGCATCATCAATCCAGTTATCTCCAGGAGGTTTTAAGTCCCTCATAACTTTTCTGATAATGACCTTACTTGATATTAGTTTGTACAGCATCTTTTAATGTTTATGAAACCCAGGTACGTATTTCTTAAACCGTAAGTAGGCTAGCTCATCAGTGTGTAAAAGGGCAGTAAGCTTTTCCTTATTGCCCTTTACACCTCTAGTAGCATCAAACCTATATGCGGTTTTATTTTTAATCTTAGCACGGCTTTTAGTCCAGTGGAATTTACAGTAGAATTTATCTGTATAGTAAATGTGCCACTTTTCCCCTTCCCCTGTTCGGCTATCATAAAGCTCTACACCTTTGTCAAGTAGTTCCTTTTTGTATTTTGTAGTCTCTCCCCAGTCAATCTGTGGTTTTCTTGGGTCTCTTTCTACTCTTCTAACTGATACTGTACCTAGGTTATTCTGCAAATTGAATTCGTATCCGTTCAGTAACTCGTTAAATATTGCAATGTTAAACTCAGAACATATGTCAGCAAATACTCGGTAATCTATCTTGTCTTCAGTGTTTTCGTCGTAGTCTTTAAATATAGCTCTAATTGTATGTGATTTGGTTTGCATTATTAAATCATTTCAGGCCCTGTACAGTCTCCACTCCAGCATCCTGTTTTACCTTTTCTTTGTCTTCTTCTTGCTTTCCTCCATCATCTCCATACCAGCATCGTTAGAGCTAGTAGAGTCAGACATACCACCAAGACCTTTCTTGCCTTTAGCAGCCATTTCTTGGAACTTTTTCTTACCGTACTTATTTCTGCCGATAGTAGCAGCTATTGATTTGGCCGAGTCCTCAGACTTTCCTTTTTTTTTTAAACCTGCTACCATTGAAGCAAATCTTCCACCACCACCTGGCTCCATAGATTTACCACCAGTTTTCTTTGTCTGTCTGCCTGGGGTCATCATGTTTTCAATTTTTTCTTTTTTACCCTTAAGTTTTTTAACATAAGAGTCAGAAAGAGTTGATTCTGAAACACCAGATATTTTACTAGCAGCTTTATTTAGATATTCCTCTGAGTCAAGATTTTTTGAATTAGCAGTAATGTCCTCTATTTTTTTGTTAACTTTGGCAAGCTTTGCTTGATTTCTTTCTGCGGGAGTTTTAAACTTAAAAGGTTTTCCAGGATCAGCACCCCCAGTTTTTTTCTTAGTGCCTTCCATTCCGTGCATCTTTTTCAATCTAGAGACGTTTTCAGATTTTTCAGCAGCAGAGTAAAGTCCACCGTAGCCTTTTTTCATTGGCTTGTTTCCAAAAGTAATTTCTTTTGATTCCTCCATGAAGGAACTTTTCTTCTTAGAGGCCTTGCCTCCTTTTTTATACATTGGTACCATCTTCTTTGTTATTAACAGTTTTTACCACCCATTTTCTTTTTGCCACCAGTTTTTTTGCCATAGGTTTTAAGCTTTGACATAAACTCTGTTTTTTGTTCAGGAGTCATAGCAGGTTTTGGGGTTTTTCCAATAGCAGCTTGCCCTTGAGCAGCGGTCATCTTACCTTGAAACACTTGGCCTACAGCCTCTTTTGTTGACATTGTAGGACCAGCAGTCTGGTATTTTTTAGAAGGTCCACCGAACTTAAGTTCTTTAGATTCTTCTAACCAGCTAGATTTTTTCTTTCCCCCAGTTTTTTGCATACCAGGTTCAGTTGCATACACTCTTTTAAAGTCGTATTGAACTTCAGGTTTAGGGGCAGTTGCCTCTTTAAATGCTGCTAAATTTGCTTCTCTTCTAGCTTGTCTATCTGCTTGATTAGCAGCCATTTTAGCTTGACGAGTGTCAATTACAGCTTGGTCTGCTGCTATTTGTTCTGCACTTTTTTTAACTACTCTATCTGCATATTGCGGTTTAGAGCTAAGACCTGTAGCACCTGCACCAGTATAGTTACTTCCAGATACACCAGCATAGCTAGAGCCACCAGCAATTACATCTTTACATCCTGCTCCAACACATTGTTTTCCAGGAGCAGCATTTGCTGACAGTCCTGTAACAGTAAATTTAGGACCTGCAGTTTGGTATTTTTTAGCTTTTATTTTCTTCTCTTGTTTAAGCATCTCTTTAGTTGGTTCTTTACCAGAGCCTTTGTTAGCTCTTATATTATCCCACAGACCTCTTCGACTAGTAGAGCCGTCGGCTCGTTTAAGCATTTTCTTCATTGTCTGTAAGTTTTTTATCGTACATGGCTCTCTGCTTTCTTGCAGTCAAAGCTCGTTCTATGTTAAACCAAATAAGGGTAATTGCCCCTACGATTCCTAGGCCCCAAGTGACTGCATTAGACATCATTGCCCAAGTCCATCCTGCCCATATTGCATTAAGTCCGATCCATTCAAGTTGGTGAGTCATATTATCGTCAAATTCAAAGTTTTTCATTAGGTTACCAGTTTGAGCAGCTACCGCATCTCCAGACACGAAGCGATTTGTTTATTCTTGAATTTGGGTCGTTTGCAGTTTTACTTGATGTCAGCTTGGACTTCATCCCACACATCCTGCTACAGAATGAGTTACGTCGTTTTCCACCCTTAGGTTGTGGGGCTCCTAGTTTAGATCCAGGGTTAGCGGCACGGTAAGAAGCTCTGCCTTTTGCATTTAAGCCCCCTTTTGGGTTCTTACCTTCTGATCGTTGCCAAGCTGGTGATGCCATCGTTACAAAGTTAGTTTAAAACTATTGAGGTTGGTTATCGTAGTTAGAATTTTGTTGGGCAGTTTGCGGAGCTTGAGGAGTGATATCCTGAAGCCTATCTGCAGTGGTATCTGTGAATGTACCAGCAAGTAATCTTAGCTCCCCATTCATCATGCCCTGGGTAATGGCTTGCACCATGTCCATCGGCATAGGAAACGGGGTGTCATCAGTATAACAAGGCAAGCCATTACAATCACTAAATTTAGAAGCCTCTTCTGGATTTTCGAATATCCCTCTGATATTGACATAGTCTGCACCTTTGTTATTTAGAATGTATAAGTAGTCTTCAATCATGTAAGCTTTCATGTTGTTGCCAGTATACTTATCGGCAGATATAAAAGCTACTTCGTATGGCTTAATCATTTGTATCCTTCCAGTACCTGTGATATCCCCTACGTAGGTAATGGCTTCTTCAAAGTTAAACCTAACAGTTCTAGGGAGAGGTTTAATACTTCTCCAGGCTGGACAGTCTATATTTATGTTACAACACTTAGATAAGTCAACTCTCTCAAGTTGAACACATCTTAAGTCTTGTTCTAAATGTCTGGTTACTAAACCATTTCTTGCAAAGTCCCTACGAATGAATACAGCACGGTAATGCTTAATGTTAAACTTGATTTGCGACAATGAAATATTATCATCGTTCGAGGACCTACCCCCACGAAAGGAATTTAGAAGGTTATATGCAATCTCATCTAAGGTCATCTATGAATGTATTAGTTACTTATTTTATTAGTCATCTCTTGCTTAGCTTTTACTAAGTCTATGCATTTCTCGTATTCTTCGTTTTGTTCAAAATAACTTATCATAAGGTCTGCAACATTCAAAAAGTCCTCAAGCTTGCTAGGGTTAAATGGAAAGATAACCACAAGCTTTTCAGTAGTTAACTCAGCCAATGTTTTTTTGGCTGTGATTAACTTATATCCATTATTGTAACAAGCATCAATTGATGCTACTTTATCGAAGAACTCCTCCATATCCTGGTCGAATTCCTCGTCGTATTCATCTTCACTCATTTTACAATAGTTTGTAGATAACCCTCTAGCCCATTAGTCTTGCTCCATATATAAGCTTGACCTGTCCTAAGAGCTGAGTATCCCATTGTTCTGTGCCAGTCATCATTGGCACAAATGGAGGGGATAAATCTTACTTTAATTCCACGGTACTCATTCACCATTTCCTTATGTAAGTGACCACAGTGTACCTCTCTAATCGGGCATCTGGCAAACATTTCTGGTTGCTCAGTTGCCATAATCAGCGGCATTTCACTTGGCTTCTCTTTATCCCCGTGAGTAAACATTAACATGTTTACTCCGTACTCTACATACTTTCTACTTTCCATGCTGTTATCTACAACGACATTTTTATCGTTACGATACCATCCTTTGATGACATCTCCAGCATAGAACATTCTTTCAAAATCATGATTCCCTGATACTACTATTACATGCACTGGAGCTTTAGTCTTTAAAAAGTCTATAGCTTTAGTCATCAAGTTGCAGTATCCCTGGAAGCTTTCTCTCCACCCAACTGCATCATGTTGAAAGGTTCCTTTCGTTGTAGTCAACCTCATCCCCTCGGAATTCATCCCGTCATTCCCGATAGGAAGAATAAACTTCTCAATATTTAATCCCTTTGCCTTGTCCACTAAATTGTAGACAGTGCTCATGAATTGCTCCTCTACTGCATCCATAGAAAGTTCAGTCAACTTTCCATAGTGTATATCAGGAAGAGAGATCTCATAGGCTACCCCGTCATCACCATCTTGAAATGGAGCAGACTGCTTGTATACAGTTGGACTGAATATAGCAGCAAACTCCTCAATCTCTATCTTTATCTCAGCCATTGAGATTCTGTCATTCTTTGTAACTACAGAGAACCGTTGTTCTCCTCCCATTGTCTGCCAGAATTTAACAGAAGATACATCGTCTCTATTAATTCCGTTCTCTAGTAGATAGCTTTCAAACTCAGTTATTACACTGTCATTATCGTTAGAGTTATCAGCGAGGCCAAGTCTAGCTTGCTTAAGTAGTTTCTTAGCCTCTCTGATTGCCTCTAATGCTATCTCTTCTTTAACATCGAACGTAGTAGATACTCTGCTAGGACCACTCTTAAGGTAACCTGGTTTTAGCTTTAGTATGTCTACCAATTCTTTTAAACTCACTACTGTACGATTTTTATTAGAGCCTCTAATTGCTCAGCTGATAGATCTTCAGGAAGCAGCTTTTCGTTAATTGTTTTAAGCTCTAGAGTTGAAGCTGAATCAAGTTTAGCATTAACAGATTCAAGCTGTTCTTTTCTTTTATTGATTACTTCTATATTTTCCTCTTCAAATTTTCTCAATCCTTCTGCATCTTCTGCTTCAATAAACCTTTGAGCTTCTATAGAAAGTTTCATAAACTCTTCTGATGGAATTGCTTCAGCTTCAATTGGGTCAAGATGGGCCTTTATTACTCCAGTATTTATAATAACTGCTTTAGCATAGGCTACTCCCTTAACCGATCTTGTCTCGTTAAGAGTTTTGAAAATGTTCAAGAACTCTCTGTTTGTTGCTGTTACGTGTACTCCGTACTTCTCTGCGTTAATCATTTGTATTTGGTTTTAAAAAGTTTGCTTATTCTGCAGTAGCGTATACTCTGATCCAAGCATCCACTCCGTTAATTTTAACTCTAATTGCTCCAGTCTTAGCACCAGCTGATGCTGATGAACTAGATATTGAGTTAGCACTAGCTGCTCCACTAGTTCCGACAAAGTTAGCAAAAGATTCGTCTGTGTCAAGCTGTTCTATTGTAACTACTGGAATATTTGCAGTTGTGCTGTTTTGTTTAACATGTAATGGTCCTGATGGAGTATCAGTACCAATACCTACATATCTACTTGCTCCTTTAATAGTTATAATTTTTTGTGCAACTGCTGATGAACTGTATCCCCAGAAAGTATAATCTCCTGATGAGCCAGTGCCATCATGATTACCTGGATAGAATTCTAGCTCACCACCTGCATTGGCTCCTTGAGAATTACCAGCTTTAATGTACAGAGCTCCACCTTTATTAGATGCATTAGCATCTGCTGATTTAAATGTAAGAGCACCAGGGGCAGTAGCAGCAGTTAACACAGATCCAATAACTTGAGCTATGTTACCATTGACATAGATATTAGCACCTACGTTTAAGTCTCCAGTAAAGAAAGGAGTTGGAGAGCCACTGCCGATGAAGGTTTGACCAGTAGTGTTTACTTTAATACCTCTGTTACCAGTATCTCCACTAATCCAGTTTAGTCCATACAAGTTATACCCTGCACCATTTACTGTATTTGTAAATGCAGACAATGCAGCTGCAATAGTGATTGAGCCAGGACCATTTGTAATTGTTATATTGGCACCAGCTGTAAGATTAGCAAGTATTGGGGATAAACCAGTTCTTCCAATTGGAATCTGACCATTGGCCGCTGCTCCTAAAGCAGATAAGGCTGATCCACCATTTCCTATAAGTAGAGAGTTGGCTACCAAAGAAGAAGCCCCTGTACCACCGTTAGCAACTGGGAGTATACCACTTATATAAGCAGCAGCTAGGTTTACTGCTGAAAGGAAAAGAGATGTTGTATTGTTGCAGTTAGCTAGATTGATATTAGCTTCATTAACTTGGAGAGTAATGTTGTTACTTGCAGTAGCAACAGTCAACAAATTATTAAGAGACCTAATACCTTTAAAGTTAAGTGCATTCTTATTAGTAATGCTAATAAACAAAGATTCACTCGTAGTCCCTAGAGTATTAACTGTTGGGAACAAGTCTTGAAGCAAAAACTTATTGTTAACAGGACCTACTGCATTTGAAGTCAGCAAGTAGTCATTTGCTCCTACACTTGTTTTAGCTAAAGCTGCTAGGCTGGTTATAGTTGCCATTTTATATAATAATTTTTTGATTAAACTCAGTGGTTAATGGTATTCCTGTTTCTCCTCCAAGTCCACTTGTTCTTAATCCAAGGCTCGGAGTAACAGGAGTAGTAGGAGTTGGAGCTGGACCTGTAACTATACAGTCTGCACAGAATCTATTTGCAAAATCTATAAATGTCTTTAAATAAGTATTATCGTTTTCAGATGCAAACTCTACTGCATAGGTAGCTGCCCCAATAGTTCCAGGCAGTGGATCTTGAATGATAATAGTAGTTTTATTTGTAGTTGCATTATAAACAGCATCTACAATTGTAGTAGTAAAGTCTACTGGAATAGTAGAAGCAGTCACTGGTGCATACAATGCCCAAGTTGTACCGTTAGCTACAGTGAATAAAGCAGGAGTACTAATAGTTCCAAATGGAATTACTGTGTTATTTAGTGGAGGTCCAGCTTGATTGTAAAGAATATTTGTAACGTAGTTACTACCTGAAGTTGCATAAGAGTCTCCAAGATTGTTAAGCAAGCTAAAAGTATAACCTGTTATTAGGAATGGTAATCCCCCTGGAGCTATGTAAAATGCTGAAACTGTTGTATTTATTAATACAGACCCTTCAAGTACTGCATAATCTGTAACAGCTTCAATATGAAAAATAAAAGTTTCAAATTGAGATAAATCTCCATTTACTACAATTGTGGTTTGCCCTTCAACTAGTACAGGTAGATTACCAGTAGGAAGATTAGGGTATATAGCAGTAATTATATTTTCTCTATCGTATATGCAATCTAGAGCTCTGTCTTCATTTTTCTGACCTAAAAGCTCAATGATTAACTTAAGCTTTGAAAGTTCTCTATAATCACACTTAACTCCCCCAATAACTTTGTTATAGAATGTAGTGCCTTTTACTGCTAGACATTCTTGGTATTGTGACAGTTTGGTATTGTAGTCAACTCCGTTAACTTGAGCAGGAACCTCAGCTATATCTTTGTACTCAACAGATGGGAGGGGAGAATCTTCTCCAGTAGGGTCAGTAACAATTGTTGTTTTAACTGCACAGATATTGTCTATAGCCCTTCCCTTACTTCCAGTTATGGTACCGTAGCACTGATTGGGGTCAAATACTTCTACTTTTAAAGTAGTATTTCCCTCACAAGTAAGCTCTACTTCTAAAAGATTAAAAGCTCCAGAAGTATCATCCAATGGATGTGTATATACTTTCGTACCTGCATATATTTTTATGTAGGCTTGATCAAGTTGTGTTGGTGTACAATATCCTGTTCGAGTACTTGTAGAATAGTCAAGACTTATAGTATAAGTTTCTCCTATAGTTAATACACTTGCTTGAGATAACGATCCTAAAAGAGCATTATCAAATATTATACATCCACTAAAAGTTCCACTCCAAGCACCATTTGTAACAGTCCATCCAGTAGAGTTTGAATCAAAAGTACCATTTGATACTGTACATGCACCAGATGGGCCAGGAGCTGTGATGTAATCTACTCCTACACTTGTAAAGTATGCACCAAAACTTATATCAGACCAACCACTTGTTGGGGGGCAAGAATTGTTATTAACTCCTGTGGCAGAAGATGCCCATACTTTAACGCCATTTGCATCTAGGATTAGCCAGTTTGGAGCACTGTATACTACTGAAAATGTTTTTCCCCCAAAATCAAAGAGTATATCGTACCCTATTAAAGCTAAGGGATTGTCCTTAGTAACAGCAGTAGCAGTTTCTGTTCTGCCACCTGCATCAACTAACGTAAAAGTCAACCCCTCACATGGAACGGTAGCTGCTGCTGGGGCTCTTACCCCAGCTTCTATACAGTCTTTACAAATTGCCATTGTATTTTATTAACAACCACATGCACATGTTTCAGTGCAGAAGTCTTTAGCTTTATTGTATTTGTTAATAGCGTCTGTAATATTTGTGTCTGAGTATGCAGAGTGCTGTGCTGATTTAATTAGTAGATCAATCTTTTCGGCCTTTCTTAGGTCTTCATCACATTTATCACAATGGCAGTGACAGTCGATGGCTGATTGAACAAGGGCTGCTATACAGCAATAAATCTCAGCAGCTCCTATTGTATAAACTGTAGGTTTAAGAGAGTCGACAGTATCTGTTATACTAATAACTCCATTAAATAACTCCCCAGCTGTTTCGTTATCTAATATCCAAGTAACATTCCCAGCTACTGCTGTCAATACCCCACTAGTTACAGTCGTCTCTGTAATGTAGTTATAGTAGGTAAAGTTAACAGTTGCAGGAACTCCAGATGCTACGACAGTTATCTTCTTGCAGTCAGGAGCTATAGTTACCGAGTTAATTACTGTAGCCATTAGATAGTTTTTGTAAAGATAATAAAAAGCAGGGGATTTCTCCCCCACTTTTTAATGATTAATTTTAGATTAGAATATCTGTTCAGAGTCAGTACCTCCAGTGAATCCAAATACTGTAGCAACCTCAGTACCAGTAGACGCACCAGCATATGATAGTGCAGTGCTGCTACCTCCGAAGAAGATTTGAACAGTGTTTAGTTCCCCAGCACGAGCAATACCTGTAGATGAAGGCCAGTCGTGTGCGTACTGAATTTCAAGTACATCGTACTTATATCCAGCTTGAGCAAAAGTTGGGAAAGTAAATGGGAAGTACATACGGTTGAAGTTACCGTAACGTGCACGTTGGCTTTTCTCAGCAGAAAGAGCTTCTACATAATTAGAGGTAGCATCAGTTCTAGATGCAGTAACTGAACCTACAGGACCTGACTTATCAGAGTACTGAGAGGTAACATCAAACTCAACTCCGTAGTGACGAGCAGTAAGGACAAGGCCTGAGGTACCGCTATCTGTAGCAGCAAACAAAGCATTAAAAGTAACATTATTTACAATTGCATTGTAAAGAGCAGTTACCAAGGCAGTTTCAGAACCACCATGAACAGATGCTGAAACTTCAATATTAAAGATCATACGACCAGCAGAGAAGTTACCGAGCAATGGGAATTGATATCCACCACCAGACAAATCTACTGCAGTACCATCTTGATAGTAGTTTGCATAAGTAGTTGGGGCAGTACGAAGTGCAATTCTGAGCATTACATCTTTAGTAGATGTTGGGGCTCCAGTGTCAATTGTTTGAGTTGCCCGTGTAGGAACTATTGAAGTCCACTCACGATAGTTAATTCTTTTGATAAGATCAGTATCAATGATTGGAGTAGCAATAGCTTGCCCAGAAGGCATGTTTTGAACAATTTGAATTCTCTTTTTGTTCCAAGCTCCAGAAGTACGAAGAGCTGTAACAAAGTTTGTAGAGCCATCTACATCCCAAACTGACATTGTAGACACGTTAGCAGCTGCATTAGTGCTAAATGCCGTAGTAGAAATCATATCAGGGTTATTTACAACAAATACCTGACTTAAGTTTTGAGGTGCCATTTTTATAAAATTTAGGCGTTAAACACATTATTTGAATTATTCACTTTCGAGGTTTTCCATCGATTGCGAGTTATACCTTTGGGATTCGATACCCTCCAGTATGCTTTTAATAGTCATTTCTACAATTTCTTGGTGAGTATGCTCTGCTAATTCACAGCCTACTCCCCCAGTTATAGAAATAACTTTTGGTTTTCTTATATAAACAATATGTACCGTAGGTACAACAAATGTGTTGTCTGAGTACAAATTGATGTAATTTTCTTTAATTGAGTATGGAACATAATCGTACCCAGTTCTGCTAAATGGATCCTTCATTACAGTTGGGATATCATCACTTTGAGCAAACCAACATTGACTCAATCTTTTATCTGCACTTGGAGCAGTTCTTCTAGTTACAGAATAAGTTGATTTAATTGTTTCATATACTTGAATAGATGATTCTAATCCAAGAGTTGGTAATATCCATGTAGCTCTAATGAATCCCGCAGTAACAGGGTCTGCCTGTAGAACTGTAGTAGAATTACTTAAATATATATGGTTACTGTCTACGGGAGGATCTAGTTGAGCTCCAGTATTGTTTAAGTTCTCTAGTACATTAGCATTATAAGAAGGTATGAAACCTCCTAGATAATTAGTAGGTAGTATCAAATCATCACTAGTTATCTGCTGTCCTAATGGAAGGTTTACGGCCGATATCCAGTTTACCCCATCAAAGTATGATATACTTGTAAGTATGTAACCTGGCAATGGCGGGGTAAGACTCATCTTAACCCAATCCGTAGTAGTGACTTCGTTTACTAACTGAGTATCTACATTTATGGGTCCATTACAATTGTAATGAACTTCAGCTGTAACTGATACTAGAAAAAGATAATCTAACGGAAGAGTAGCTTTTTCTATGTATATGTTTGTATTGCTAGTATTGTAGATATACCAACCCAAAGCATCTAGTAGAAATCCCCCAGTAGAGAGTGTATTAGAGTTAGTAGTTACTACTAAGTTCCTTAGGTCATCTACTCTTTTTTGGGATTGTTCAAACCCTCTACCCTGTCTGTTTGACATTGGATTGTACCGTTGCTTGATGAATCTCATCATAGCAATGTTTAACTCAAAGTCTATCTCTTGAGGTAAAAGGATGTCAGCCTGGAAGGATGCAATCTTTTGCACCCCCAGGTTGACAGCTATATGCATTTCGTTTACGGTCATCTATTAAGATACTTCTTTGAGCCTTGCTCTCATTGTATTTACTTGACCAGAGTTTTTCTTGTTTTTAAAGTAAACAATTGCATCTTTCATATCCTCTCCGATTGTCTCGTCTTGGAAAATCACTTGATTACCAATACGACGGAGAACATCTTTTGCAACCATTTCTTCAATTTCTGCCTGAACTTCTAAGTTGTCGTCCGTGCAGTATTTCAAGAACTTCTCTGGGCTATTTCCTTTATAATCGTACAAAGTATTCTCGATTTCCATGTCTGAGAGTCTTTCTGGATCTCCGTCCACAAGAACTCTAAGCAACATTTTCATCTTCTCGATGTTTCCAGTGAGTTTGATAAACTCTTTGTCTGCATCTTTTTTAACTTGTACTTTAGCATTCTTTTTAAGAAGATCTTTTTGTGGATCATAGATGTAAAATCTTTTGTTTGCATCCACTTTCATTTCTTCTTCAGACATTGCAACATGTCTGTGCTTTAAGCACCATTTATAATAGATGTAATCCATTGTATTAATTGGACTACCATCTTCATAAGTGCCGATCTCAAGTTCTGCTCCTTCAAAAGGAACTTTCAAATTAAGGCTAGCCCAAAAGTCTTTTGTTTTTGCAGGCCATTCTTGGTGACCAGCTGGCACATCAATAAAATTTTTCAAGAGTGTTGCCTCTTCATCTCCATCAACTCCTTTGAGTGGGAGGCGATCTACAAACATAGATCCGAGTTTAATCTTTGCTCCAGCTCTGATTTCCTTTGGTAGGTGATTCAGAACCTCTTTGCGTCTGATAATAACTTTACGTTCCATAATTTTAGTTCTTTTTATTAGTTAAGCTTGGGGAAAGAATAACCCAAGGTTTTATATATTTTTAAAAGGGGGCTTTGACACCCCCTTTTTATTGCAAACCAAACACAAATTACGATGCAACACACTGTAGGTCCAAACTAGTATCAAAACGACGAAGCAAGATACCAGCGGTCTTCAGCATGTGAACAGATGCACCGTCAATGTCACTTGCACGGGTGTCAGTTTCAGTGAATCCTTTTGGAACCACAGAACCTGCTACACACCAGCGAAGAAGTTCACGACCTTTCTTATTTACCATTTGAAGGTTGTTTTCACCATCATAAGTAGACTGGTCAACAAACGTCATACGGTAAGACTCCAAAGGAAGACCAGATACTGGGTGCTTCTTAGAAGCTTGAGCCACAGGACCGTGATCGAACAAAGGAGACTTAACTACGTTAACTCTGTGTCCATCTACGTGATCATAGCTAGTGAAGTAACCAGTAATACCAAGGTTACGACCGCTACCAGTGATGAACGTAGGTTGAGTAGTCTGCAGGTAAGTGTTACCACCATAGTAAGTCTTGAGGGCACGGTCGAATTCACGAGCACCACCAATACCAGTATAGAGAGTAACTTGTTTGTCAGTAGCATCAGTCATACCATAGAACAAGTCTCCGATAGTTTCTTCAAGCTTAGCTTGAGTTAACTGAGAGTAAGTGTCTTTGTTGATGATTTGCTCAAACAAACCAGGACCAGAGATTACAGGTTGACCGTTCTCATCGAGCATAGTGCTAACACCATTAGCATCGTGAGTCTTCTGGCCATACCAGTAGTACATTTCACATTCTTCTTTGAACTTAAGCATGTGACGGTACTCTTCGTAATCCATCCACAACTTAGTCTTAGAACCCTCTTTCAAAGGCAATTCGAACTGAGCTACATAGTCTTTAGCATTTCCAGAGAAGTGGTAAGACTTACGTACAGTACCAATCTTAGAACGAACAAGACCTGGAGCAGTCCAGTTAGATGCATTACCACGTGAGAAGTCAATACCCACGTTAGCATACAACATACCCCAAAGAGCACCTGGAGAAGCATCTGCAATAGATACTGAAGCAGTATCAGGAGATACAATCTTCAAAGTGTACCTCCAATTTGAACCATCAGCAACTGGCTCACTCATAATACGAGCAAGAGCACCAGACTGAGATACCAAAGTGTAAGGGAAAATGAACCACTTATCAGGGAAGGTAAGGGTGAATGGAGCACCACCTGCACCAACTACAGCAGCAGGTGCAGCAGAAACAACAGGACGAACATTGATTTCGTGTGTTTTAACACGATACTCATACTCGAAACGGTCGATAGAACGAGTATTGCCGACACCTTCAGTCAAGAAGGAGAGTGGGAATTTCTTTTCTTCACGACCTGCCAAGTGAGTGATAATCGGAGATAACTCCGCTGGACGTTCCATAAGTGCATTTGCCAACGAGTTACTGTCGGTCATCTGCGAGTCGTTATAGTACGTCTTAAGTACTTGCATTAATGACATGATTCTATAATTTTAAAAGTTAATTGTTGTTTAAATATTATTCAAACAGCTTCTTCATATCCAGTTGATCTGGATCAAATTTCTTAGCTCTGTTCTTTTCTACTTTTCCGTAGTTCTTAACTCTTTCTTCGTTACGTTGGATCTTATCTCTCAAGCTCTTTACACTTTCGGTCTTAGCCTTAGTAGTAATGATATCTTGAAGATTCATTCCTTTGTACATCAAGTAGTCAATAGCCAGTTTAACGTCGAGCTCTGAATTAGAATAATCCATATCTCTACGTGTTCTGCCTGATTTATCTACAGGTGCGGAAATATAATCAAAGAACTTAGCTTTCTCTTTTTCAGGAATTCTAATCCCAGCAAATTCTTTTCCTTGGTCAATTGTAGAGGCTACATTCTCCCAAAATTCTTCCTGAGCTTTTTCTTGTTCCTGCTTTTCACGTTTCTGTTGCTCTACTATTTGCTCTCTTTCTTTAGACTGAATAGTAGCCAATTGTTTTTGGGCCACTACTGCTTTGTCGTAAAGTTTACCAGAGTCTTCATAGTCTTCGAGCATATCTTTAATGAACTCTTCATCGTGCCCTTTACTTTTAAAGTATTCAGATACAAATGCTTTTTGAGTTCTGCTATCATTCTGGTCAATCTCGTATTGAGAATAATCCAAATTTGGATTGTAAGCTTGAAAGAACTTTTCAGAATCTCCACCTGCAAGTACAAAGTCAAGATGCTTTTGTACTAGTGGGAATTGTTGGAATAGTTCGTTAAGCTGATCTTCTGCAATATTCTGAGCAATGTCTTTGGTAAATTCTACCAGACCTTCCTCAGTGTCAGCATAGTCATTCTCAATATCGTAACCCAGTGCCTTTGCAATGGATTCTGCTACAGACCCAGACTCTTCCGAATCTTCTTCATCAGATTCATCATCGTCTTCTTCGTCTTCTTTAGCATACTTTTTGGATTGGAGTTCTTCGTCATCGTCGTCGTCTTCGTCTGAACTGGGTTTTCTACCACTGGACTCGGACTCGGATTCTGAATCGTTTGACTCTTCTTCTGATTCTTCTTCATTTTCTAATTCGTCTTTAGGTTTTGTCTCTTGTTCATCAAGAGTGTTGAGACCATCACCTATAAAATCGTCGAAGGTGATATCTGCAATGTTCAATTTTTGTTCTTTGGTTGCCATATTTACAAAGGTATTGGTTTACTTATAGTTAAAAAGTATAAATTTATCTTTTATACTTAGCTTTATTGTATAGCACTCTGTTCTTTAATCCCCCTATAATGTACCTCTTTCTAGAGTTTTCTGGGAGTCCAGATTTCCATTCGTACATTGAGATTTCCTGGTTGGTTTGATATGAACCTCCCATTTGCAGTTTGCTGATATAACTGTTAATATACTTTCTTTGGGTATCTAACTCTGTCTCATAGTTAGGGTTAGATGCATATCTTTTTCCTGCAGTATTTACAAATGCATTAGCTTTTAGCAAATCTTCGGGACTTTTTTGGCCCTTTGCTAAATAGTCATTGTACATCAGATCCATGTAATTACGTACAGAATCCTTTGGGGAGGGAAAATCTTTGGTAGCCCCACTGTCTGTATTTCCTACATTGAAATAGTTATGTTGGCTTTTTAGAGTCTTACCAAGTTTAGTCTCCATCTGACCTTGAGTAAGTAGTAAGTCTAGTGGATACTCGTAGTTAGTAGCCCCGTAAAAATCTTTAGCAGCATCAGCAATATCTGTAGCTGTTAGAGTAGTTCCTTTAAATATAGGTCTGGACAAGTACTTATTAGCTCTATCATAGTACCCCTGATAGTCAAATTCTGATCCTGATGGCGCTGTAGGATTAGCTTCTTGATAATTGGTAAGATTTATTGCTCTTACTGGAGGGTTAATTTTTACGGCTGTTGCATCTTGTGCAGCACCCCCCGTTTGCATCCTAGCAGGAGATTCGATAACTGTCCCCTTGTACGGACCAGTGGGAAGATTAGCTATTCCAGGAGGGACGGCTTTAAATGACTCTACTAAGTTACCTGTAGCATCGACCTTATCTATGTTAATAGGAACTTTCATTCCCACAGTGCTAAAACTCTGCCCAGGTTGCACATCAGGGAAAGCCATAGATTGGTTTGTTTGCCCTTGTTCATGATACGGGCGTAATCCTTGCCCTTGTTCTTCAGGGGTCTGTGCAACTTGCATTGGGGGCTGCATTTGTTGCTGTTGTACAAACTCCCCAATTAAATCTCTACCTTGATCGTAGGCAGTAAAAGCTTCTAGAATGCTACCAGGATATCCAGTAGATCTAGCTTTATCTAATAACTGCCTTCTAGTAGAGTTATCCATTAAGATAAGAACTTAAGTTTATATTTAGCAGAATTAAGAGTAGACTTAATGGTGTCTAAGTCATTTACTATCTCAGAGAATTCACAGCCATCTTGCACTCTAGCTATTTTAGCATAAAGTTGATCAATATAGCTGATAGCTTCTTTAACAGTAAACATTGTTGGGGCACATACACTTGGGGGCATATCTACAGGGTACTTTGGGATTTCCCCAGTAGCTCCTTGAAAGCCTTCTGCAATAGTATCTGCATGATCTGGCAATGCATCGTATAATTCATTAAGGGCTTTGTGGGCTGCAAATGAGCCTGGGCCTATGATGGTTAAGTGAAGCACGTGGAATTTAAGTGCTGCATCCATTAACTCTACAACCAATGCTGGGATAGATTCTTTTTTAGATGCCTTGTCTTTCATTTTGTCAATATAGCTCATTCTGCGAGATTTTGACTAGCCTTCATGTCAATTTCTTTTTCCTTAAGGGCTAGCTGTTGTTGTTTAATTTGAAAGTCTTGCATCATCTTTTCAAGGTTATTGTTAGATGATTTATCTTGTGCTTCAGCTGCAATCAAAGCTTTCTCAATCTCTAACTGTCTATCCTTCTCTTTATCCAAAGCTGCCTGCTCAATAGCTTGCTGTTTAACTTGTAGTTCTGCTTGAGCTTGCTCTTGCTGTGCTTGCTCTTGGGCCTTTCTCAAGTCATCAGCTTGCTTTTCAGCTTGCTTAATTTTATCTTTAATTTGAGAGAAGCTATCACTTTCAAATATAGATACAATTGTTGACATTGGCATACCGTTCTGTACAGCTGCTTGAGCCAAGCCTTCAATTTTCTGTTTCTTCTCTGCATCTTTACCTGCATCAGAAACAAAGATTCCATACTCTGCCTCCATGTGAGTAACTGGATCAACATCAATGTTGTCCATGCTACCATCAGGCATTACGTACATAGCCTTCTTTCCATTGAGCCAAGCCTCTTTTGAGTAATCCAAAAGTCCTTGGAGTTCTCTTCTTTCGAAGTGAGCAAATTTTCTAAAGATATCCTCTGTAATGTGAGAAGACTGCACAATGCTCTGCTGCGACGTGGCTTTTCCTTCATACGAACTCATTTGGCCCTGTCTCTGTCTAGTCACTCCACTCACCTTCTCCCATTCGACCATAATAGACTCTAGCAAGGTAAGGTATTGAGATATTGTCTTAATGGACATATCTAATACTGACTGATGCTGAGGAGACAATTGAATTCCTTCTTTGTTGTAGTCTACCCAAGCTATACCTGTACCTTCTACAAAATACATAAACTTATCCATGTCCCAGTTCTTAGGGATCATGTTAATGTCGAACTGAGCAATAATGTCTTTGCTTCGTGCAATAGCTAGTTCAAGACGGTATTTGTAAATATTGTAATTGAGCTGATAAGCTATTCCTAAGCTTACCAAAGAAACACTCTGAGAGTTAATGTCAGAGTACTTTCTTCCATTGATTGGAAGTTTACATCTAGAAGGATTGTCTAAGCTGTTACGTTGGTTCTTGTATGGACGGATGTTTACAAAGAATCTTCTATCAATTCTAGTTCCCTCCCATACTTCGTTTACCCACTCCCATTCCATCTTAGCATTAAGATCTTTGAGTTCCTGAGGCAACTTGTATCCCTCTTCTACGTCAAACATCTCAGTATTCCCCGTATTAGGATCGTCATAAGTCACAAATCCAATACGTTTCCTACTCTTCCAGTAAACTGTTATTATCTCAATTAATCTATTACGATAGATGTTATCATCTGCCCCACTTGCTTCTGCCCTATATAAGAGGTAAGCTTCTGCTGATGTATGTGTTGGGGATTCTAGCTCGAGAACCTGCTCATCAGATAGATATTCCCCGAATATGTCAATAATGGTAGATGCATGAGAATATTTTCTAATGATGGCCCAATCGGCATCCTCAACAAAATCGATATCAGGATCTTTGTCATAATCTACATCTAATGGATTAACTACATCGTAAAATACTTCATCTCTTCTTACCCCTTTATGTGAGTATGTTTCCCCAGTTACAAGGAAGTGGAAAAACAACTTTTGAAACGTATCATAAACTTCATTGTAGTACATGATATAGTTCACAGCTGCTTGCCCCATTACTGCTCTGTGATCTACATAACTTCTTTCGAATTCTTCTGCTACTTGCTTTGGGAGAGGTGGTTCCTGGTCTTGTGGGAGCTCTACCTGTTGCTGTTTAGCTAGCTCGGCTAAGAACTTATTCTTAAGATTAGCCAACATTAAGTTCTTAAGTGCCTCTTCTTTCAAACTGATCGAGTCAGCATTCTGCACAGTAACTGTGTACTCTAAAGGACGTTTAGCTTTCTCCCCAAGCAACAGATCGATGATCGGCTTAATGATCGGATAGTTACGGAGCTTCGAAGGAAAGTGGCTTCGGGTTTTGCCATAAGGTTTAAGGACATAGTTGTAGTCCTCCTCGTCGATTACCCCGTTATAGTAATCATACAGAGATTTCAGGTAACTGCGTCTCTCACTAATACCAAACTTTGACAGATTGATAAAGGCATTGACACAGTCTTCTTTCCACTTGTCATCTTTCTGAGAGAAGGGAATTCGTTGCTTGGGGATTGTAGCTTGTCCGAACATTAATACAAAAGTAGGTTTGTTTTACAGCAGGTCTTTAAAATAAGTTGATTTGTGGGATTGTTTATTGTATCACACTCTTACTTATAAATCTTATCAAACCAATCATTGCTTGAGTTATCAGTATCATTAAAGCTTAACTCCTTGTTATATAACTCTCTAGTGTGGTACATGCCCACCATCAAGGCCATAACACGGTCAAAGTTACCCTTCCTGTTAAACTTGATTAACTCTTGCAACAATGCAAGGTCATAAATCTTCTGCAAGTTAAGGGTAATATTGCCTTCTTCGTCAGCCCCTCTCCCAGAAATTAACCAGTCTCTGATATAAAGTTCTCCCTGAGACTTTCTCTGCTCGGTCATGTGCATACCAAACTGACGTTTAACATTCTTACTTCGAAGCTCTTTTTTATCCAACATCTCAAATTCTTCTTGCAGCAGGTGCATTTTACGGAATCTCTTAGCATAAGCTATGACTTCTCCTCGGTCATTCTCGAATCCTATCTTAGCATTGTAGTATTCTGCTAGCATAAATAGTGTTCGGTTGTATTCATCCTGAGTTTGAGGACGGCCTACGTAAGATGCTACAATTAAGTCATCTGGCTTAGACATATTGTTAGGCACCTTAAGAACATAAGCTGCTCCTAGAGAGCTAGAGCTTTCTGCTTTTCCCTGCGCATATGGGTCATGACAAATAACGTACAGGTTCTTTGGGGTTACTTCTTCTACTTCTGTTTTAAACGGGGTTTCGTATATTACTACAGCTCCAGTTAAGTTGTCATCCTTTCTGTGTGGGAATTTAGATATTGCTCTAAGATTGCTGTTAGGGGCAAAATCAGCCTTCCCTTTAGTGTTGTAGTACATCTCCCCTACCACGCCAATTGTATCCAAGTTGCCAGATATTACTCTATTATACTGTTCTTTTAACGAGTTAACGTCGAATGTGTTTGCCGTGACTTGCAAGGTTGCTTCCTGCGGAGTAAAGGGATGTTCAGCTATATACTGATCGTAGGACTTTGGGTCATTCCCTTTCTTCTTTTTCTCTCTTTGCTCTTCTTCGTACTCAACTGCTTCGTTAATTAAACTATTTCCATTCTCATCTATGAATCCATCTAGATTCTTGTAGATTGGGACGAAGTATCCACAGATTGTTCCCATAGCCCCTGCATCCCAATCGTTCTCAAACCCTAAACAGTTGTAAGCCTCAGGGTGATAGAACAGTTCTTCCAGTCCTTCGAATCCAGGGCCCTCTTCTCCACCAGTTCCAAAGGCAATCATGGTACCTAACGTCTTAGAACCCTGTCTCATTGTAGGCATAGCTACCTCCCAAGCCTTAAGCAAGCCTGAGAATGAACCTGATTCTTCGAAGAATATCAACTCCCCTGCTTTACCACGTATCTTATCTGGATCGTCTTTTAGAGAGACCCCAATTATCTGTGACTTAAACCCTAGAGTTACGTCAGCCCCATTTACGTTCTTCTTATAGCCTGATTGCTTGTGCATCTCACGGTCAATTAAACGAGGTTGTGTCCAAGCTGTGTTATCGTCTATAAAAGATATGATATCCCAAGCTTTAGATAGTATTCCATCTCCAGTTAGGTACTGCTTATCCGATGCAAACACGAGGTTCTTACTGTTTCTAAGGTGAAAGTAGTTCCTACATAGCATAGCTGCAGCTTTGTAAGAGAAACCCTTACGTCTAGCCTTGAGTACAACCATGTGTTTGTTCTCCCTTCTGGCCTTATCTACAGCATTAAAGTACTCAAAATCCCCATCATAAAAGGCTGGGAAACTTCGATCTCTTCGTGATATTACCTCCCCATCTGGCTGCTCTTCATCGATAATTCTATCAATTGGGCAGTAGTTAAGGTAGAAATAGTGGAATCCTGATATCTTAACCCCATTTATCTCATGCCCATGCATGCATTTAAACTGCTCACTATCCCAATAGTCGTAGTATTGCTTGGTTCCAGGTAGGGCATCAGTGTAGTGCCCATACTCGATGTAGTGTTTAGCTACTGCAGAGAATAGATGGGTATCTTTTAGCATTATTCACTGTATTTGTTAGTCTTAACCCCTGCTCTGTTAGGGTTATCCTTAGCCTGCTGCTTCTGTACTAGCTCTTCTAGTCTATCTAAGCCTTCGATTACCTCCCCAATCTTAGATAGGTTAGCAACTAGGTCTTTTGCTTGGTAGAGAAGCTTACCGTTCTCATCCATAGCTGTAAGATCGATGTCTTTGAAGTACTTTTCTAGCTTATTAACTGCAGACCTAGCTGACTTAAGTAGTTTTACAGCATGTGTATCGGACAACTCCCTGTACTTATTCAACCCTGCATGTAAGTTAGGGGTTGACTTGACCTTTAAGTCCTCCATTAGCTTATCTTTCCTCTCATTCTCGTCATAAGCTGCATAGCTGGACCTATGATCTGCAAAAAAGTAGATAAATGCTAACTCTTTAGTAGTTAACTTCTCGAATTCTGGGATAGTCAAAGCATACGGAGATGGGATGACTATGTTATTATTTACTGTTAGCAAGTCTTTCATTTTTGCGCCTGGTTTTCTCGTTTAGATGGGCTATCCTTTCTGCTTTAGCTGAGAATGCCCCAAAATATGGGAGTCTGATTGTAGCAAACCCCCCTTCTTTCATGATTTTAGCTACATACTTAAACTGATAGTAGATAATCTCCTCTACTTTTTGTAGCGGGAGGTTATGTTTAGTAGCTAACTTCTGAATGATTACTTTTTCCTTGTTCATTTCCGAAGGTTAATCGGTTTTCCCGACTTTCCAATCTGAATAGGTTCCCACCTAGATGGCTCATCAGGGCATTTAGCTGTTTGCCAGCTGGCTTTCTGCTCAATATAGCACCCACACAAGCCACACTGTTTAGTTTCCTCTTGCAAATTAGGACATTTGAGACATGTCTCTATTCTTTCCTCGTACTCTTCTTGAGTTACAGAGGGCATTCCAGCTGCAATATACTCTGCTGATGCTTTTGCAAAGTTTGCAATCATTTTAAGAAATGATGGGGTCTTTTTACTCATGCTTCTTCGATGTTTGGTTCTATTAATTCTGTTAAATGAAGTCCTTCTACGTTTCCATACCCATCTTGTATCACCATTAGTGAGTAAAACCCTATATAAAAGAAGGTGAGTACTTTAGTTGGGGGGATAAATACTGGGTTCATACTGGGAGGATGTGTATTTCTACTGGCTCTCTTTTCAATATAGTAGCTAGTTCATACCCGTTCTTAGTTTGCGTGATTGCTCCCTTATCTTTCAATCTTTTCACGTAGTTATTAAGGGTATTGTGGTCCTTAATTCCTAGCTTTTCCGATATCTTCTTCTTATTTGCTGGGGAGCATAAGTTAACAGTCTCGCTTGAATCAATGAATTCAGCTAAGACTTTAAGCTCTGTGTCTGTTAGCTCTAGTATCCCGTTAAATATCTGGAGAAATTTCTGGGTCGTATCCGTCTTGATTACGATCCTCCGTACTTTCTGTTGATTCTTCATTTGTAATTTGGATTTTAGCTCGTCCTTCGACTATCTTAATCTTGCATCTCTTAGAGTAACTGTTAAACTCTTCTACATGATCGTCTATATTCTCTCTAGTTATTAGAAAAGAGAGAAATACCTCCAATTCCTTGGCGGCTTTTACGATCTCATCCGTTACCTTACTCCCTGAGTCTGCTTGTTTACGAAGGGAGTCAAAGTCAGCTAGGGATATTGTTACTGTCCCTACCATTTTTATTTGTTAATTACCCCAAGAAGCATGAATTCGTTTACCATTACATACTGAGTTCCCTCAACATCGATGATTACGCCTTCCGTGTGCGGGTGCACGTATACGGTGTCTCCCTCTTTAACCTGTTTACATTCAGGTCCAACTTTAATGGCTTCGAGGATGTTAGACTTTAGTGAATTAGCAGCTTCGTCTGATAGAAGGATTCCGCTGTCTGTTACTTTCTTGTGTGGGATTGGGAGTACTACCCAATCTCTGGTCGGATTAAAGTTCATATTACGTTTGGTTTTATGCAAATGTAATAGGAATCTTTATATAGTCAATACTTTTATTAAAAAATAGCAAAATAAGCTGTAGTCAAGGCTAGACCCCCTACTCCGATTGTTAGGATGGTGTTCTTTAGCTTAAGGACTTTGACTTGCTTTTTAAGATCGTTAACTTTATTCTCATTTTCAGTCTTAAGCTTAGTCTCTATTGCTATTTTATTCTCATAAACTACCTGCAGGTCTTGGATACTAGTAGCTTGTACCCCAGTTATCTTTGAGTAATAGTCTAGTTTCTCTTTCTGAATATTGTACAATCTCTCCATCCTGGTAGCGGCATCGTACCAGTACATCATAGAACTAAAGTTAAGGTTAATTAAGCTCGTTTGGTATGTTGATAGTACGGGAAAAGAATCCTGCTTTAAGGAGGGAGTCCGAAACTTTAAGGACTTCTGCGAGCTTGCGGTTAGCACCACGAGCATCAGCATTGAGGATATTATAAACCTCTTGATTGTAGTATTCATTGACAATGGATTGTTTGTTAATTATCGTATCTGACATAATATCTAACGAATCTATCTTAAGGTATAGAGAATCAATTTTAATTGAGTTCTCCATTACCTCTTTCATTAGACTATCATTTATCTGCTCTAGTCTATCTTGCAGTGGGTCACTATTCTCCATTCTGCAAGTCTTAATTGTAATAGCTATCCCTATAAGCAACAGTATAGCTGATATTACTTGGATTATTTTAACTGCTACGCTTTTTTCCATCTTGTTATGTGTAAGTTTCTTGATAATGGACGTACCTTTCTAAATACTCCATCTCCTGTTCTTGAATCTCTAGTCCCTCTTTCGTTAGTATTTCCTTCTATGGTTCTAACTGAGTGCTTCCCTATAAGCTCTACTACGCCTGTGTGCCCGATACCTTTGTATCTAGTTCTATCATAACCATAGCTTAAGGTCATGATTAACACGTCCCCTGGGGAGTAACTCTTTTGGAATTTACCACTGTCGTAGATTACATCTTTCCTGTTGTATGCAGTAGGTGCCCACCCAGTTATAGTATTTGGGATATCGCATTCATCTAGTACCCCCATGACAAAGAAGGAACACCAAGCATAGCCTGGTTTCCAACCTTGCTTCTCCATTAGCTTACGAAAGTACTTATCAGTAAAGCCTTTGTTGTTGCCTCCTTTCTCGCTTATCCCTATGAAAGATTCTGCAGTAACTTTTACGCAGTAGCCGTCATTACTAACCAAAGGATTAGTAGGAAAGAGAAGAGCAATCCAAAGTAAACCCACAAGTATAATTTTATTCTTTGCCATGCGGTTAGTTTGTTTCTAGTTTCTACCTTAATTTCTCTAGAGTAAAAGTATTTTTGCAATCCTCTAAAGTTAAAGTACCCCCCAAGGAATGCTACAAAGTTAGCAAACACAAGGATTAATCCTGCTAAGAGGACCTGTTGTAAGTACTCCATAGAGATTAGTGGGTCCCCAAAGTAAGTAGAGCTTACATACCCGAAGTAAGTAAACGCTACAAACGCAAGTGGTACAGACCACAGCCCGTCAAAGAGCTGTAGTCTATACTTGATTGATTTTAATATTGTTCTCATCCAAAGAATTCTTTAGTCATTGTATCTAGGTCGATAGTAGTTCCGTTTGTCTCATTCTTTCCCTGCGCAGGAAGGAATTCGTAGTCAAATATCAGTCTGCTATTTGGAGGGTAAGTCAATGTGTTAGTAGTAGCATTGTAAGATACTGTATCACCCTTTTGCAAATTTAAAGTCGTATCTTGAGTTGAAGACATTGTTCTATTCCAAGCAGTTCCGTATACGTTGTCTCCAGGGGTTGTAAACTCATCATTATACAACTTATATCTACAAACAAAGTCAGGTAGATTCTTAAAGTAAGAGCTAATTAGTGTAGTGTAAGGTATATCCTTAGACAAGATGCCATTAATGTACGCTTCCCCTTTAATTGTATCCGCATCTACTATTACAATATCACTTGCAATGTTTAGGCAGTGAGTATCATGACTCTTAAATTCTACTTTCCAAGTAGTACCATATGCTTCTGCCAGTTGACGGTCCGTGAATCCAGTCTTTCTCTTAAGCTCAGCAATTGTGTACTTAGGGTAAGACTTAGTGAATCTAGTTGGGTTAGGGGTAGAGCTAGTTTTAAGGTAAGTTCTACGTACAACTGATCTCCACATAATGTTTTCATCGTGTGGGAAGTGTACGCCAAACGATACGTTATTACCTTGCTCGTAGTAGAAGTTGTAATCATACCCAGTTGCTGTTGGAACAATGTTAATTTCAGCCCATCCAACCCAACTCTTCTGTCCTGAACCAGGAGGAAGATTTAACAGTTGTCCGTTAGCATCTAAAACAGTATCAATAGTAAACTCCTTGTAAGGCTTGTACAATACAAATGTATTATTGTCCATACTTACGATGTCCATATCAGTTGAGTGTAAGTGCCCAGCTACAAGATTCAATGGATACATACCAAACAAAGATTCAGTAGAGTCAACTTGGTAGGTGAAAGTAGTAGTAGGTTCAAACTTTCCAGTTGTAGGATTCTTGACCATCTTAGTGAAATCCATGAAGCAGTTCTCAATTAGAGACTTTGTAACTCTCTTATTGATCTGTCCGTTAATCGCCCCAAACTCTGTTGGGAGGTTAAGCAATCGAAGTGTTTTCTCTAAATTTTGCATAGCTGTATTATTTGTACAAATATAATCTAAGAAAATGATATTGAACTTACTGTAGGTGGTTGTGTAACCATTACATACCAATTTGATGAGGTAGTTACAGTTCCTTTATAAGTCCATATGGTGCAGGCAGCAGAGCTATCTATATCTGTAACATTAAGATAATCAACATATTGGTATGTTAATCCATTATTCAAAAGGTTAAAAATTCTTGGTGTACCAGGAGAAGATGATACTAAATTTATAAAACCAGCAGGAGTTCCTAGCGCAACAAAAGTAGAACTAAGGGTAAGCGTGTCAGCCAACTGTATTGTAGTGTTTATAGTAGAAAATCTTAGACCACACCCTATAGTTGCTCCTGCTGATGTTATTATAGAATTTGTACTTATGGTTATTTCAGCCGCCCCGCTTATATTGTTAGAAGAAGATAAGGTTACGTTGCCCCCAACCGTAAGCCTAGCGTTGACAATTAAGTTTCCTGTGTATCCTGTAGTAACTAATGAAAGAAGAGTATTTGTAACAGCTGCTACAGTACACTGCCCGTTATTGGTTCCTGTAAATACTACATCATCTCCAGCTGCTGGAACACCTGCTGGAGACCAACTTCCTGCCGTTGCCCAAGTAGATGCTGTATTTGATATCCAGGTTTTAGTAGGCATTAGTTAGATACAAATGTAGAATGTCTAGTTCTAGGGTAATCCCATAATTTCCAGTTTTGTGTGAATGTAGATATAGATCCTCCTCTTGTGTAAATTGTCTGCCCATTGGAACTATTAACATCAGTTCCACCACCAGACCCTGCACTAATGTAGTACATGTCTTGATATGCACCTGGAAGAAGAGTAAATATAGTGCTTCCAGTAAAAGCAGGATCTGTTGCTACCGCTAATCCATTACCAGATACATTTGCCCAAGACAACATTATTAAACTCATTCTTACTTTATACTCTTTTGACGGAAGCAATCTAAGAACAGATCCAGTAGATGATGGTTGAAGAGAGCATGATAAACTATCACAGTCCCATCCTATAGTTCCTTTGTGAGTAAAGGTATAGTTTATGGTTGCTCCCGTTAAGGTAAAAGTTATTATCCTAAATGGTACTGTATCATAAAAATATAGTAGTGTCCCAAAAGTAGTGCCAGGGGCACTTGTATTGTGTTCAATTGCAGGTATTGTAATTCCCGCAGAGGCCAGACCGTAAAATGCGGCAGACTGACCTGCTAATATACTTGCCCCAGGACTGAAGGTTACTGTTCCAGCAGTGTATGTTAATGAACCAGCATCTCTAAATCCAATAATAGTTGAAATTGTTACTGAACCAGTTGTATTTATTTGAACCTGCCAAGCTATTCCCCAAGGAATAAAAGCTGTGCTAGCGTTTACTTCTGAATAAGTTACGGAAGTTCCCTGCAACACAAGAACTGTACTAGTTCCCGCCCTCATTCCAGCAGTATGGGTAAAGTTACCATTTAAATATATTGTACCCCCTGATGTGTAAAGTGGACCTTTAGTAGCAACTGTAGGTGCTGTGGATAAATTTCCAACAACACAGATGTTACCTACTATATTTATAGTCTGTGCGCCAGATATACCAGCTGTTCTAATTTCTAAGTTGTTAAAGTTTACTCCTGTCGGATTAGTTGTTGTAGCTGAGGTAGAACTACTTCCGTTTAAGTTTACGGTATATGCTGGTGCAGTTTGAATATTTGTATATAAGTAAAAAGTTCCAGTACATACAACTGTTCCTGCAACATATGAAAATGTAGACCCCGAAACTGCACCAAGCCCACCATATCCAGAATTACCCGCAAGGGTAACGGTTTGACCTGGGGCGTCTATTATTAGGTTTAACCCGAAGCCTCCATTGTTAACGATATTAGACCAAGAGTAAGTTCCAGTACCAGTCATCCTTATAGTTGATATAGATCCAGCTGTAGCAACTATTCTAGCAGCTCCTCCAGATATCTGTATAGTGACACTTGCTCCAGCATTTATTGTAAACGCGCCAGAAAATGTAACAATAGGAGTTCCACCTGGGGCAATAAATAAGTTTCCACTTATTGTCCAGTTATCAAGCAAAGTGACGGAGGGGTTTGTAAATACTGCAACATTGGCTATACCAAAAGCATTTGGCCATACTCTTCCATTACTTCTAAGGGCCGTGTTACCATTTGCTCTTGTGGATATGGCACCAGTCCCAGTAATTCCCATAGTGGGAGAAAGAGTAACAGTATGACCAGGAAAAGCAGCACTTATAGAACCTACTATTATAGTATTAGTCATGGTTATAGTGTTAGTATAACCAGTGAAGTTTAAGTTCCTACAAACACCAGGCACATTTAAAGTACAGTTGGGAGAAGATGCATTAAATATAGCGTCTGACCCTGCACCTGTAGCAGAGGGTAGTACCCCAGTATCCCAGTTACCAGCAGTACCCCAGTTACTATTTACAGCTCCTGTAAAAATTGGCATACTACAACTGATTTAGTACCTGTTCAGTTACCTGACGGGCTAAGATTTTATCTTTCTCTGTAACTATTCTGTTTTCTATATTACCTTCTACCTCCTCCACACTTTGTGGTAGGAAGTGATAAATTGCAACATCAACTAGATCCGTGATGTCACCAGCAAATTGAATAGACACGTCTGTTACAAGAGCATCTCCTTCTAGATACTTATTATTAATTGTGTAGGTATGAGTTATTGCCATTGTTATTAGATTTTGGTTACAAATATCTGAAGGATAACCCAAGATACAGTAGTAGCTGAGTTTACGTTAAAACCTATAATATCATTAGCTGCTACAGATGTTGTCCATCCAGTTAAAGTACTAGATGTAGCTGTTTGTTGAGATGATAAAGTAGGTTTAGCTGAAGCAGTAATTACATTAGCAACTGTTGGGATTGTTGGTGCCGCTGTTTTCCATATATCCACAACTATAGATCCTGCTGCATTAGCTATCAATCTCCATCCCGTAATTGTGCAAGCATATGGGATCTGAACGTACCCCTTCTGACCAACTGTAATTGTTCCCCCTGATCCATCTATTGTAGTACCTATAGTAGATGGACCTGAAAGATTGGGGATACTTTTTGTCTTCCATTGTGTTGCACTTAAATCATAATACAGGGTGTCATTATTAGCAGGAGACTGTGCCTGAACATTGTGAAGCTCATCTAGCTCAAATCCATTCTGTGGCTTGACATAGATTTGCCCGTTACCTGCATTTGCCCTTTCTACTATACCTATGTATACAAGGTGGTTAGGGGCATGAGGTTTAGTAGCTGTCAATGTTCCCGCAGTGGCACCCAAATACAACTGATCTCCAGGAGAGTATGCTGCAGTATTTACCCCAGATATAACCCCCTGAGTAATTACAAATCCTCTTTGGTTAGGAGCAATAGATGTGGAGAATACAACTCCAACAGTCTGAGCTGATGTAGTATCTGATGTATTGAAAGCAAGTTTAACACTCATCCTGTTACCAGCTGCACCAAATGCATATACAGGCTGACCTTTAGTTATAGTAACTGAATCATCATTAGTTACATAAGTAAAGAGTTGGTTAGGGGCTACTCCAATAGTTTGGAAGTTAGTACCATCGTAGATGATAATCAAATCTTGCCCTGATACAATATCTCCCCCAGTAAGCTGAACATCAAACTCTTTAACTAATGTTTTAACTCCTAAGCTATTAATGTTGATATCAGAGTCATCATCATTACCGTTAGTAAAGCTTATTATGTAAGCATCCCCAGCTGTGTAACCTGTTACTCCTGAGATAGTTACAGTGTAGTTGTTTGTCCCTGAAGCTATTCCATATGACAATCCCCCTCCCCCCGTAGGAGCGGTGTCCCACTTCAATCCAGTAGGGGTTGTACTATCGGCATAAAGGATTTGCCCGTTTGTCCCAACAGGTAATCGTGCGTTAACTGAAGTAAATGTGTATAAGTCCCCTTTAGTTGTCAATGGGGATGCCCCCGTTACTGTCCAAGATCTATTTGCCGATAGATCAAAAGTTACCCCATTGATTGTTAGGGTTCTAGTAGGTGGGACCTTATTATTAAATGTAGTCCAATCTATAGCTGTAAGATACCCGTTTACAGATCCCGTTGCTGCAGGTATAGCAATAGTTCTATCTGCAGATAAATCCCCACCTCCTGTTAATGGGGCTGTAGTAAATATATTTCTAGTTGTTGGGACTCCCCCACTTCCTCCACCTGTAGCCGATATTGTTAGTATCCCATCTAAACTAGTAATAGTCACCCCGCTACCAGCTACAATAAGGTCAGTCAGATACTTGAATCTAAATACATCCTGTCTGTACTTGTTAGTCCCCGAGATAAGAATTTGGTTATCCCGAATGTTATCAAGTCTTTTATTAAACAGCGCATTAGTAGTATCTACATCTATCAGCTGTTTAAGGCTAATACCTACCTTTTTTATTTGGTTCTGTTTGTAGTACTGCGGCTCCATTAATTTTTCTTAACTTGGGCTTGTATTCTAAAGTGAGTCTTTTCTTGTTCTGCAGCTAAGATAGCCATGATTCCCCTGAGTTCCTCATAACTAAACTGACATACAAACTTGTCCTCGTCATCTAGAAACTGCACAACCATCTCATCTATATAGACAACAAGTTGAGTAGTGTTCTCATCCCCTGTAGTAAACGGGGGTTGGTAAATCCCTGCTTTGATGGTAGTTGGCATATGAGAAAATTTTCTTTAAAGGTACGGATAATTTCCCAATTGGGCACACCTATCCCCTTAGAGATTTTTTTGTTTAAAATTGAGTTTCAGTTCTGCCGTCTTTAGCCTTCGGTGGGACATTCCATTCTTCCCTATAGTCGTAATCCACCCCAGAACCTTATATCAATTCCATTTCAGCAACTATCGGGGACAACTTTCATACTCTATGTAATTGAAAGTGAGTATGATAGAACCCAACGTCTGACCCCTTACTTACCTTCTGGCCCTCAGGGGTGATCATCTTAATAGATGGTTGCTATTTGCAAATGTATACAATTATCCTTGCCCCTTGCTAACTTTCTTGTAAAGTTTTGAACTTTTAAGTTTAGAGTGCTTTTTCTTAGAATGAACCCCTGGACGTTTCTTTCTAGGGTTTGGGGACCAGGAGTTTACGGAGTTTATTTTTGCCATTTTTGTTTATTTTGTAACAAATTTACTATGAAAAATGTTACGAACTTTTACTATCTTCGTGCCTTACAATTTAAATCCAAATATCATGTTCCCAATTTCATCAACCAACGAAGAGAAAGTACTCGTATCCATCAACCCAACAACTGCTGCTGGTAACCCTGCAACTGTTGACGGAGTTCCTGTTTGGACAGTAGTATCTGGTGATTGCACTGTAGAACCATCTGCTGACGGTCTATCTTGCTACATCATTTCAGGTCAACCTAATGTAGCTAACTTGATTGAAGTTTCAGCTGATGCTGATCTTGATGCTGAGGAAGTTCGTACTATTACTGAGACTATCGTTTACACAGTAGTAGCTGCTGAAGCTCAAGCTCTCGGAATTGTATCTGCTGTTGAACCTAAGTAATCTTAATCTAAGATGAAACTTAACGTATACTTCGACAATGCTTCTGTTTTTAACTTTGAGAAACTCGACGTTATCGTTGGGGAGAAGTTTAAAGTAGAGGCTACCGAAGCTCCTGAAAATGTTGCATGGTTCTTCGATAACGATCCAGTTGTACAAGCTGAGGCCATGGGGAACCAAGCAATTATCACAGCAGCTCAAGAGGGGATGACTAACGTACTATTTGTAGTTAACAATAGTCAAGTTATTCACAAGTTTACTATTAACGTAGTAAATCCCGTAAATTTGAACCCTGTAGTTCTAAACGTAGAGCTAAAATAAACCCCGTCTTAACCTAAGAACTAGCCTCCTTATTGGGGGCTTTTTCTTTTATACCCTATGAGGTATAATTTTAATGACAACTCATGTATTATACCTTATTGGGTGTAATTGGGTGTGTTATCGGTCAAGTTAACTGCGTAAAAACTTGACATAAAATTTTTTTTAGGGAAATTTTCTGAGAGTGTTGTCCTACGTATTCAAAGACCCCCGCTAAGTTTTGGAGGATAAGTATATCCCCCATAATAATTTATTCGTAAACTTCATAAATCTAAACACAATGGCTAACACCACAATGTTCACACCTAGCACAGCAAAGCTTTGTGCTCGTAAGAAAGACAACGTAGTTTTCTCTCTTTACTTATCTAATAGTGTAAAGGCTAGCGCCAATTACAATATTAAGAAAGTAAAAGGTAAATTGCACTTCGAAATCGAAGCTCAGAACACATCTAAAGAAGATGACAAAGTTCTGATGACTGCATTCGTCTATAAAGACGATGCCAAGTGGAATGAGATTCTCACTTGGTGTGTGCAGGAAGGTCTTCTCGGAGAAGACGAAGCACAAGCTGAGATGAACTAAGAAGCTTGAAAATTGGGGGACATTCGTCCCCCTTTTTTGGTTTATTTTTATGTCGATACTCGTTACTAAGCTCGTTACTAATAAATTATTATGTGTGTTGGAGAGATTGATTGCCAATACTCTCACACTCATTAAGTGTGGTATCATGATGACTATCTAACTAGTTGTATAACATGGTATCACACTTTATCCTCTTGTGTCTGATTAACAGAGACACAGATAGGGTATGACTGTAACCCATAGCAATACAGTTATTATACATTCTAGTTATAACTTTAACTGGTAAAACTTGTACTGATATACAGGTAATCCTATACTAGATAGGTTCTTGGTTCCGTGGCTTGACATCCATTGTTAAAACAAGTTGTTATATGATACCTTAAATTAAACCTGGAATATGGTTGCACCGCTTGTAGGTCATGGTGTGTAAAAGTAAAACAGCCTTCTAATAATCCTAAGTGGATAGCTTCTCACTGATGCTTAAAGTGTTCTTTTTATTTAATTACTTATTTATTTATTTTCCTTAATTAATGGGTGGGATTAATGTAGTTAATATCCTATACCCAAAAACCTAAGAAATGCAGAATATGTGTTGATACTTACTTAAACACTATTCCACCTATCAGTACTCTAAAAGAGAGGTTGTTAAACTGATATTAAAAGGTGTAAGACAATCCTATTTAGTCCTAAGCATGACACTAAACTGCTTATTCATAGTATCGTTACTCTTTCTTTAACCGAGTATCTATCCAGTAAGCTGCTGGCGTTTGTGGGTGTCCAGATAACCCTCATATTTAATGCACCATAACTATCTTCCCAAGGGATAGCAGTTGTAATAACTAATGATATTGTAATAGGGTCTCAACAATACTGTTGCAACAGGTTGAGTAGGAATGCACAATTCCCTAAATATCAAGACAGCTATGTTTGTCATTAGTATTAGTTGTTACAACTGAGTGCAGAGGGGATATTAAATTAGTAATCAATAACTTAAATCATACTCAAACACTTAACATCATGAAACAAGCTGTTAAATTCTTATCAAAGATTGCTCAATTAGTACTAATAGCATGTGTAGTATTCGTTACTCCTGCTATTGTACACTGTATTGTTACCTTTACGTTCAGTCATTACATCAATGACTTGAGCTCGACTATTTACTGTGGTCTTATGAGTTTCATCTCATTGATTGTTACTGTATTCTACATTGCTATTGAAGCTGAACGTATTGAAGATAAACCTTCTAACTTCTAATACTATAGCACTATGAGTAACAAGACTAAATTTGCTGAGGATATGACAGCCTTCGGGTTGTCTATCCTTATCATTATCCTTATTGTGATAATGATGACATCATGCTCTACATCTAGAGAGTATGGATATCAAGACCATCTAAGATCTACTCACCACAAGAACTTTATCTCTAAAGATAATGGTGGTTGTGGGTGGAATAAGTAAGGACTTTACCTATTGGACTTCATACAATAGCAGCTTAACGGTGAGGCTTAAACCGTTCCTTTTAATCTGTAATCAATAACAAACACATATAAAATCATGACACAGTTAAAACAAACAGCGGTCGAATGGGTATTCGACAAGATGAGTAATGTATTAGCTGGTAATTCCAGTGTAACTACTCAAGAAATACTAGAGCAAGGACTAGCAATGCATCAAGAACAAATTGAACAAGCTTGGATGGATGCAGAAGATAATCTGCTAACCGAAGAGTCAGCTAAGTTCTTTGCAGAGAAATACTACAACAAAACATATAAAGTAGTAGAGGAGGAAGTAGTGGATGACGAAGGTGATGGCACTATTCCTCAAGCTGAAGACTGGTTCATTGATATGGTCAATGAAGATGCTCATCCAGATGATGACTCAGAGTATCGTCAGTATCGTGAACGTGCTGATGTACCAGAATACATCATTGCATCTATTAGTCTTGATGCTTACGAGACATATGTATTCGAAGCTACTGCTGATGGTAACATAGTAACCTTCGATGAGTATGGTGGATTAGCAGCGAGATGGGGTGATGCTAGATGGTGGGATGCTGAAGCTGCTGTTAAATCATGTATGAGAAACAGCTATGATTTAGTATCTGTTAAAGGTAATCACTATCTATTCAAGCTAGTTAAACCTGATGAGCTCACTCATTTCGATGGTGATGAATCAGATAGAATCAGCTATTAATATGAAGACACTTACCTACATCAAGAGAGTTGAGATAGAAGAAACAATACCGTTTCCTATCATCACATTTGTTGCTGAGAAAGTGCGAGTTAGTACAGGAGATAGCTCATGGTTTGACATGGGCTATACTCCTAGACTCGATGGTCTGACAGTACATCAGTATCGTAAACTCCATAATGCTTGGGATAGAGATATCGATATAGCCTTAGAAGAATATGTAAAGACTACATATAATCTACGTAGTGGATGGGGTCAAGTAGACTACCATGTCTATTCAGCTAAACAACTTGGTATGCCTGAGCTTACTAAAGTTGATCCAAAGTTTAACGATGATCATGCTGATCTAGTTAGAATGTTTACAGGGGCTTAGTCCCCTTTTACTAATGCAGCCAGTGTAACAACTGAAGGTCACAAGCCCTTTAATGCAGAGTGGTAAAATCAATTCATTCATTTAATTTATTATTTAATCATCAAAATCATGATGAACAACACAATCAACAGTGGCTCGTTGCAGGGATTGCAAGCGGGTCAAACCCTTTTACTCCAAGCTCGTAAGGTTAATGGAGGTAAGATTCAATTGGAATTTGCTGAGATTGTCAAAACACAGTCTACTGCAGCAAACCCACTTGCTATCTTTAACAAGTCAGACGACCGTTTCTCACAAGGCAATGGTGCTCGTCGTGCTTGGCTTACTGCTGAAGCTAAGGATGCTTCGGTTTATCTCAACATCAACCTGATGGATGATGCTGATTGGGAGGTTGACCAAATGGGACGTGAGATACTCCCATTGAATGTCATCAATCCAATTGCTATCATCAATGCGGAAGCATTCCCATTGAAGGTGCAAGTTGAGGAGACTGTTACTCCTACAGATTGGCAGGCAAGCAACGTCGAAACTGCGGCTAAGCGTCGTGGTAAAGATGGGGACTTCATCACTCACCAAGGTATGTACATCTTTGCTAACACTCGTGTAGTGTTTAACAAAGCTAATCACATCTTCCTTGAAGTGGATGCTGCTAAGTCAAATGTATCTACTGGCATTCCTGCAAGTGGTAGCTTTGACTCAAGTCCGTTCTTCAGCTAATTATAGCTGAGTAAATCAGGTAGCTCAACTGGTAGAGCACTGCAAGTTCTGTTGAACTCTTGCATGGATATGGGTTCGAATCCCATCCTGATTTCAAAAACCCTCTCATTGTGTACTACGAATAACCATTGAATAGACTATAGCAGGTTTGGGGTTGCCTGCTGTCTGTTCTCTGGCATATAAGCAAGAGAAAACAAGGGACACCGTTCGTTTGTTACTAGTTACGAAACAATTTAATTTAATCTAAATCAATAACTTATGTCAAGAATGAAATTAGTATTAGACTTGATGGAGTCTGGGACTTATCAAGCGTTTGAACTACAAGCTATGATGGCTAGCCAACGTGGAGAAAGACAATTCCAGTTTGGTAATGCATCGTATGATGTAGAGTTTGCTGCCAATGTGATGGCTTATATTTACCACAAAATTGCACAACAACACCATGAACAACATTTTCTTTATCAGCAAGAACCAGGCACTGATAGCGAGTAGTTTCAAGACATGTACAATCGAAGAAGCTGTTGAAGATCTACTAACTAGTAAGATACTAGGTGTGGATACAGAGACAGAAGGATTTGATTTCACATGTAAGAAACTGCTAATGCTGCAGATCGGTGATGCAGAGCGTCAGTATGTAATTGATTGTAGAGATCTAACTTATGCAGATCAAGTGCAATTGAACAGGGTATTAAACAATGAGGATATCGTCAAGATATTCCACAATGCAAAGTTTGATTACAAGTTCATTAAGCACTATCTTAAGATAGATACTGTAAACATTCATGATACATACCTATGTGAGAAAATATTACACTGTGGGAA